TGCGTAATCTCCACTACTGCCTATCTGTGCGTAACGTCCACTACTGCCTATCTGTGCGGAATATCCACTACTGCCTATCTGTGCGGAATATCCACTACTGCCTATCTGTGCGGAATATCCACTACTGCCTATCCTTGCGTAATCTCCACTACTGCCTATCTGTGCGTAACGTCCACTACTGCCTATCTGTGCGGAATATCCACTACTGCCTATCTTTGCGTAATCTCCACTACTGCCTATCTGTGCGTAATCTCCACTACTGCCTATCTGTGCGTAATCTCCACTACTGCCTATCTTTGCGTAATCTCCACTACTGCCTATCTTTGCGTAACGTCCACTACTGCCTATCTGTGCGTAATCTCCACTACTGCCTATCTTTGCGTAATCTCCACTACTGATACCAACATCGTCTGCTTTGACTGTCTCAACTTTTGTTTTCTCAATTGTAAAATCTACGCAAGCCTTAATAAACCCTTTAAGCCCAAGTTTTGCACCAATATGGAGCTTATTTGTAGCTGTTTTATCCTTTCCTTTATAAATATCTCCAATAGCTTCAACATCTGCAAAATCTGAAATGTTGCCATCTTCATCAATAAGTGGATAATAATTCAACACATCAAATGGATTTTCACAGAAATGCATTACACCCGCTTCACATATTTTGTTTCCTTTTTCTTCGTAAGTAGTATTTTCTTCGTATTGCTTGCCTTTGCATATCATTCCTCTGTTAAATGCCTTATATCCTTTTATACTCATCGATTCTCCTCTCTTTGCTTCTCATCTCTCCATGCTTTAAATTGCATATTCAAATCTTTCACTTTTACCTCAATCTCGTCTACCTCTTCCTCTTGTTCGACTAAATAGCCGACAAGCTCAAGCATATTGTGTAGAACATCTTCTTTTGATAGATTTGTTCTTATTTCTTCCATTGTCTTAAACCTCATTAAAAACCTGAACCGCAAACAGTTCATTAGGTGTCTGCTTGTATAGAACTCCGTCAGATATGACTGTATACATATATCCGTCATACTTAAGCTCTACAGTGTGTTTCTTACCGCCCATGTAATAATTTCTCTTCTTAATACTCATTTCTATACCTCACTTTCTTCAAAATGTTCTTTTATATCCAACCCATCATCGTCGTACCACTCGCACCATCCCTGCTCTTCCTCATCAAAATACTCAAGTCCGGAAGCGTTACAGTAATCCGGCTTTATGTTGTTTTTATACTGAAATAAGTCATAATCCCATAATGTATTAAGGATTTTCCAAGCCTGTTCAATGCTTTCAACTTCGACATAAAAGTTTTTAACCGTTCCTACTTGGCAATTATGCCAAATTCTTAATTTCTTCATATCACACCGCCTCAATCACAAGCTCTTTGTCCTGTGTATGCTTTAACAAGATTAGCTGGTTATCAATCTGTGGTATTCTCCAATCGTCAACGCTCTCTGTATCATCAATAATAATTGGGAAATTAACACCTACCACTTTCTGAAAAGCTCGGCATATGTCAACCTCCGTTAACATCCTTGCGCCATGATTCAGATTTCTCGCGTACGCTTCGCCATTGTATACAAAGTCGCAGCACTCCTCGGTATCACCATTTAAGAGCGGTCTGAAAAGCTTTGCTGTGGCAAAATCCAAGTACTTATTGACATCAGCCTGTAAGAGTTCGTTTTTCTTACGTGTAAACTCTTTCAGCAAATCAAGCTTTCTCTCCCAATCAGCTATCTCTTGATTGAGGTCTTTTCTCTTATCTTCAAGGTCTGCAATGCTATCGTCTATACGTTTGTTATTTGCCACACCAAGCTCAATCTTGGTGTCGACTGACGACACTTGCCTTAACAGTTCGTTTCGCTCGTTTTTGAGCTTTCTGATAAGTTCTGATGTATCATTTTCATCTGCAAGGGCTTTCTCTTTTTCCTCGATTTTAGCTTTAAGTGCCTGATACTCACTGTTGCCTGTCATATCAACATCAGTAGGTACCATTCCAAGCTCTTTAGCGATGTTATCACATTCAAACTCGTTAGCAACAGTATCACGCTTTTCTGTCAGCTCCTTAAGTTCTGCTTCAAGGTCAGCTATTTCTTTCTTCTTATCCTCAATGGCCTGTTTGAGTTCCTTACTGTCATTTGATAATGAATTGCCCTTATCCTCAAGCTCTTTAAGCTTCTTCAATTTTTTATCACTAAAATCAGTTCTCAAACTCTCTATTGTATCTTCCAGCAATCTCTGACCGCACATTGGACAATTAATACTGCTTTCATCAAAGGAAAGTGCCTTTGTTTTTCTCCAGTCAGCACGTACCTTTGCTAAGTTCTCTGTGCAAAATCTAACCGAATCTTCAAAGTTTTTAATGTTAGCCTTTTTAGCTCCTATCATTGACTCTGTTTTGCGGATTGAAACATCGAAGCCGTCAATCTGCAACTGTAGTTCCATGCACTTTTTCTGATTGTCGGCATTGGCTTTTCGCTCCATGTCTGAAAGCTCAAACTTAAGGTTCATAATGTCCTCTGTGGCTTTCTGCTTGCTCTCTAAAATTTTGTTATAGTCGGACAGCTTATCTTCAATTTCCTTAAGCTGTGGCTCGTATGTTTTCTTTTGCAATTCAAGCTCTGCAAGGTCTGTATACTCATTGGTGGAATGAATTGTATCAATCCTCGTTGAGATTTCGTTTCTTTCCTTGACGAGTCCTTTTGAGCCATTCCTACCGCCTGTGCCGTTTAGCTTGCCACGGCATACTTTTTTGAGCTGATCTACATCGCCATCATCAAACATTGGCTTAAGTTCAGCAAACTGTGGAAACATATCGCAGATTTCAGGATTTTTGTGTGTGCCAAAAAAAGTTGAGAGCGCTATTCTTTGGTTTGTTGGCGATTTAAGCAACAACGTCATAGCGTTAAGACAAAATGGCAATATCTTGAGGTCTGCGATATTATCATTAATAAACTCGTTGTATTCAACCATTTTGTATGTAACATCGTTGACATAGTAATCTGTATGTCCCGAACAAACTTCGCCGTCCTTATTTCTTCCTTGTCTTGTGATTTTTTTCAAAGTCTTTCTTTTTCCGTCAATCTCAAAGGTAACAGCTCTTACAATGTCAACATCGTCAATCTCGACTCCGTTTTCATGATGCGGTCTTATGCCTGTAATCTCTCTGTCATTCTCATCGTGACAATTCAGCACATCAAGAATAATTCTCTTAACTGTTGATTTGCCGACTTCGTTCTGACCTGACAGCACAGTTTTCATTGAAAAATCTGTGTCTAATGTGTTTTTGCCGTAGAATTTACAAAAATTCTGTGCAAAAATGTGTGTAATCTTCATTGCGTTTCCTCTCTTTCTATTTGTTTATGGTTTTTAAAATCAAATTTCCATGTAGGCTTGATTTTTTAACTACTCTTAAGTATGAGTCCGACTCCGATACAAAAAGCCACTCACTTGCCACGTAATGAGCCTTATTGAGCAATAGCTTCTGCTCTCTTGTTAATGGCTTCAATCTGTATCTTGTATCACCTAGCCTAATCCTTCTTACATTGTCGCTCATTTAGTTTCTCCATTTCTTTATCTAGTAGCGCTTGAAAGTCAAATGATTTGTCCTCGTGCCGTTTAGCTCGATATAATTCTTGTAGGTAATCGTTAGCACTCTGACGTTTCAATTGGCTACCAATCGCAGTAGATGTCAAGATTTCCATTTCCACTTCCCTCGTCATATACAATTCCTTGTATGCCTATTGGAGTATCAACTACAGTTCCGTGTGGCAAATCATCACTTGCAATTACTACATACTCATTTTCATCAACTACAAGCCCATGCTCGTTTAGATGTCTGCCCGGAATATTTAAACCGCCTCCAGGTAACACTCTCTGTGAGTACCACGTATAAGTGTAATCGCCATATCGGACTCGCCCTAGTTTCCTAAATCGGCTACAACTGTATTTCTTACGGCAAGTTGGAACTGTTGGCTCTTCATATGTCTGCTCAACTACAACCGGCTCATTCTCAACTACTGTCGGTTCAATCTTCCCTAGCATTACATCATTTAAATAGGAAGAAACTCCGGCTGTCAGCTCAACTTTGCTATCTGCTTTCGCTGCTATTGGCTTTAAGGTCATAGTTCCAATTATTAAAGTCGATAACATCAATATCCTTTTTCTTCTCATGCGGTTCGCCCTCCTCTATGAGACATATTGCAATCAGTATCAGCCAAAATACTGTTACGATTGCTCCAACGATGATACTTGCTGTCTTAATTCCGTATGCCACCGATAATCCAAGGAAAAACGCAAATGCTAATGCTCCGAAAATCGAATAGCCGAAACCGGTGTAGAATTTCTGCTTTAAAGTTCTTTTTCTCATACAATCACCTCACTATGCAAAACTCTGTTGAGCGTTTGCGTCCTGAATAAGCTCATCAAGATACTTAGGCACGACATAGCAATCAATGAACTCATGCACATCGTCTATATACTTCCTCTTGATACTCTTATAAGTAGATACGCAACCATACTCACGCTTTAACTGTGTCCATATATCAGAGAATGTCTTATGTCTGATACTGTTATCCCTGTATGCTTCGCTCTGCTTGCCACCAAGGATATTTACAACTCTGCGCTTAACATGCTGTTGTATCTCGTCAATATCGCAACTGTAAAGTGGTACATTTTCCTTAAGCTCGCTCACATCATCTTTGATGTCGTTTACTTTCTGCTCTAATTCTGTATAGCCCTGTGCCAACAACTGTATCTGACCGCCTGTTGTCTTTGGCATACCATAACTGCCTGTTTTTCTGATTGACGGAAGTACCTCTGATGTCACCCATTTACGAAACTTCCTCGCATTTTCTTTTCTGCTGTCAAGAATTACATCGTACAAACCATCTTCATTGACAAATATGGTATTCTGTATTCTTCCAAGTGAATCTGGGATGGGGTAATTTGAAATTACCTCGTCAGTAAGCCTCTGCTTTACTCCCTTTGCTGTAAGCTCTAATATTCTGCATAAATCTCCAAGGCAGAATAAAACTTCATCATCTTTAGTTATAGTTCTGATTTCTCCAAACTCTTCATTATTGAAAATTTGTAAATCGTTCATGTTTTCTCCTTTCTGTGGTATAATCTCCCTATCTTTTAATAAGGGGGTGAGTCACTTATGATTCTTAATGGTTTCTGCAATAAGCAGAACAAGGATTATTCCGTTGAGATTAAAATGATAGATACTTCCGACTTGGAAAAACAAAGTCTTGAGAATGGTCGGTTGGTCTGTCAATATGCAATGTCGTTTGGTTGTTGCCGCAACCCTAAACAATGCTCTATTCTTCAAAATCTCAACAAATAGTTCCTATTGGCTCTCTGAAATATGAGAGCCAAAATTAACCTCATAGCCGTCTCTAAATTTGATACTCTTAATAGTGCCTACATATTTTTGATTTAACTGTAGTGTTCGCAAGTCTGTGGCAATATCAAACGCATTCAGGTCAATTGTTAGTACAGGAAATCCAGCTTTGTCTTGTTTCAATTCATAGCTTCTCACTCCGTCTATTTTGTGACCGTCAATGCAGATTTCTGTAAAAATCTTTTCGCCCTCAACCTGTCTGATTTCGATTTTCGACATTTCTACTCCTTTCTCTCTACTCGATAAAATAAGAAACTTCTACACCAAAATAATTAGCAATCTTAATTAGCTTGTCTGTTTTTGGCATTGATTTTCCCGATTTCCAATCTGAAAAAGTACTTCGTGCCATTCCGAGTTCCTCCGACAGTTTGTAAAACGAAACGTTTCTAGCTTTTATGAGCGTATCAAGTTTTTTAAAACTCGCCTGTCGTTTTTCCTTATTCAATTCCCCATCTCCTTTCTTGACAATAGTTAGGAAATCCGTTACTATAAAAAGTGCCATATTAGGCAAAATACGCTAGGAGGGAAAAGCCTTGAAAGCAATTTTGATTTTGCCTGTTCCATACTTGCGAGGTCGCATTTAAAATGTAGCAATCGGTGTAGCACATTTTGGACAGTAAAGCTCGATAAAAAATCATGGCTGGCATGTCGGTAATATGCCGTGCTACGCTAGATACTCCTCTCAATCCGTCAGCTAATGGCAACTAACATGCTGAACTTAAACTGCATAAGTGACGGAACATTTAAAGAAGCATTGTGTAGTACCAATGCGTTGAAAGACTTCAAAATGTATATGGTATAAAAAATATTGGAGGTCACTATGCAATACAAACCAAATTACCCAAATATGGATAAATTATTTCCGCAACACAAAATTCCTAAAATTGAATCACCTACATATGAAAAAGACAAATCTCCATACGAGCTTTTAGAAAGTCAGTCTGCTTATCTTGAAAAGACAAGCAAGGAACTTCACGATATGGCTCAATCTGCTAAATCTCAAGCCGATTCCGCAAAAGAGATTGCTGAAAGTTCTAAAACGCAAGCTGAACTAGCTATTAAAGAATCTCAAAAAGCTAGTAAAGCATCTGCCACTTCTGCGGTACGGGCAAACATATCTACGATAGTTTCAGTATTATCTTTAATTCTTTCTGTTTTTATTAATGCAGATAAGATAATAAAGACTGTGCAAAGCTTTCTATCTTATCTACCCCAGTTAGGACATTGATTAATATTGAAAGAATTCCACAGACAATCGCTATGTTTGACATGGTGTTTGCCTTTTTGCAATTTCCCATTATCTCTTCACAAGTTTTATGAATGTCGTTTGTATCCACCTCTTCATCTCCTTTCTTTCTAATCCACGAAACTCTCAACCGGCTCATCAAGATAGCTTGCAATTTTAATCATGGTGTCTAATTTTGGCTTGCTTTTATCTCTCTTCCAATCTGAAAGTAACATAGGTGAAAAGTTCAAGTCTGTTGCTACTCGGTATGATGTGATACCCTTTTTCTTCAAAATTTGCTCAAATCTCGAATATGATTGAGCATATTTCTTAGAATTATTCATTTTTTACGCTCCTTTCCTTAAAAATATATTGATTTTATTAAGGAAATCCGTTATAATGAAACTTACCAAGACAACAAAATAACAAAATTAAAACCTAGGTTTTAAGGCTTTCCTTAATCTAGGTCTAGTATATTATGGCTTTCTTTAATTGTCAAGCATTATTTTAAAGTTTTCCATAATAATTTATGAGGAATTTTTTATGTACGAATACTATCAGAAATTACTAGACGAAAAAGGCTTGAAAAATGCCGATGTTTCAAGAGCTACAGGCATTTCAAACATGACTCTATCTGATTGGAAAAGAGGAAAGAGCGAGCCAAAAACTAAAAATATGCAGAAAATTGCTGATTTTTTAGGAACTACCTTATCATATCTAGTTACAGGTGAAGAAAGTAACCCTATATTTAAACAATCAAATACAGATTATGACATTTCAAATATAGACAGCAAGCTCAAAGATTATGTATTTAAGTTATCTAAATTGTCGGATAAAGAGCAAGAAAGTATTATGAATTTAATAGATGTGATGTATGAAAATACTCAAAATAAATTAAATTAATAAGAAAGGTGGTATTTTATTATGAGTAAAACTGTTAAATGTCCTAAATGGGGTTGTGATGGTGTTGGCATACCTGTTGATACCAAGAAAAAATTCTCATTCGGTAAAGCACTTGTTGGCAACACAGTAGGTGGTCTCTTCGGGCCTGTCGGTGCCGTTGTCGGTACTGCTACCGGAATTAAGGGAAAGAATGGCAAAACAAAGTTTGTGTGTTCAAAATGCGGTAACGTTTGGGAAAAGAAGATATAACTACCAAGGCAGAGCTTTTACTCTGCCTCTATTTTTCTTTTGATGAATACATACAAGTACAATAACAGGTCTTTATCTTCCAAGCCCTCAATCATTTTAATTATTTCATCCTTATATTCCATACAATACTACCTCCGATACATCAATTATAGAACATTTGTTCTTAAACGTCAATAAGGACGGCAGAAAAATCCACCGCCCTACCGAAACTTGAAGAGTTCTCTTATTTGAGAACATCGTTACTGTATCACTTTAAAGTGTTTTATTTTGTCGAATATTGACAACATGGATTGCAAAGAGTAAAATAGCAAAAAAGAACTAGAAAGGGGATTTTTTATATGAAAAGATATAGAGAATACTGCATTAACAATCATTATGTTAATATTGGCGATTTAGATAAGTATTATCAAGGCAATATGGAAATGGTTTGTAGACACATCGAGAGTAACTATCTCGTTGACCGCAAGACTTCAAGCTATTATGTAAATTTATACATACAGGATAAGCCGTTTAAAAAGAAAGATTCTGTATTAAGTACAATAGCTATTTGCTTTTGCCTACCGCTTATACTATGCGCACCACTTTTTCTTGATGTAATATGTATCATAACAGCACTGATACTTGCTATCATTGATTTAGCTCTTAAGAGTTCAGAACAAATTCCAAGACGTCATGTAGGCTCGATTGTTACTATTGTGATATGCGTTCTTTCCGCTTTAGGATTGATTTTTGTAGACCATTCAAGTACTGATACCGCTAAAAGTGACAAGAAGTCCAATAATCAAGTTGAAAGTGAAATAGAAACCGAGACAGAGGGCGATTCCTCGCAAGATTATCAAAGAGTTGAAGCTCGTGTCGGAGAGGCGATAACTTATCAAGACAACATAAATGTAACTTTAACTGATTTTTATGAAAATACAAATTATGATTATGAAAAGCCTAAAAGCGGATATAAATATGTTACTTTTAGCTTTCAGGTGGTAAATAATAGTGACGAAACATTTAGTTTTTCTTATACTAATGCAACCGGATATGCTGATAACGTGCAAGTCGAAAACACACTTTATTTAACTGACAGCTCTTCGATTTTAGAGCTTTCGCCGGGCAGAACTGGAAATGTCGATATATCGTTTGAAGTTCCAACAAACGCGCAAAGTATTGAAATGGATTACAATTTCAATCCATTCGCAAATGATGTCGGAGTATTTATAGGGCAATAATCAGAGGGAGGGGAAAGCCCCCCTCTTTTTTTATTCTAGTTGTGAAGTAATATACTCATATTCCTCTTGCGATATTTTACCGCTTGCTACTCTGTCGAGCAGTTCTTCCTTGGTTACTCTGTCACTCTCGTATAGCCTTTTAAGGCTTTCAACTAATATTCTCATATTAAAGTACCCCCTCATCCATCAACTGCCTTGTATAGTTGTCTATTGCTTCCTCATCAGAGTGTTCGTTAATCTCTTTTGCCTGTTCCATAGCAATAAGATACTGCGAGTATTCGTCCTGTGTCAGCTCTCGTTCCTCGTACTCCCAATGCTTAGGCTTGTAAGTAAAATCATCCTCACTCCCTGTCGCTTCAACCGATTTAATGTTTTTTCGCTGATAAACGATATTCGGAGAAGATGTTGTGTCAATATCAAGCGGTTTGTCCGATTGCATACTTTCTACTAGCTTATATTCTGTCATATTCAATACACCTTGCCTTTCTGTCTACTGTTGAAATTTTGTGCTTTAGTTTTTCAAAATCTATAAATGGTTTAATAGTTGCAAGTTATTTGTAGGAAAGAGAAGCCCCGACGACCCACCCCACGCGACCAGCCACGTTGATCAAGGACTCGGAGAACGCGCCACAACGACGGCCGATGTCCAGGTCGCCCCCGAAAAGAGCAAAGGCTATAATTGCAATGTTAAACCAACAGCCATCAGGATAATAGGTCGATGATGAGCCTGTAATCGATTTTGGAAACATGCCTAATGCCGTATACAGCACATCTTTAATATATCCGCCTGATGTACCACTAGGAGTTGAATTAGGTATCTCAATATATCCCGTTCCGTCAGTGTTGTAGTTGGTTGCTTTGCTTCCGTCCTTTGTTGACGGAGATAGCTTGACTTTTGCTATACCATTAGCAAGTATAAGTCCAACTGTTCTTCGCCACTGATTGCCGTAGTAATTCTCCATACCGAATACTTTAACTCCGGCTTTTCCAGCATTCTCGCCCCAAAATAAGCCTTTGTCATTCATTGTGCCGGTCTTAAGCAATAAGTTTTCATCACTGACATTTTCACTCATGCCTCGTCCGAATACATCTTGCGTCTCGGTAGATTTTCCCATGATAATAAGCAAAATGTTAATCAAAAGTCTGTCAACATACTGCTCGATTTCATAGCCTGTACCATTAGCTCTTGCATATGCCATTTCTTGACTGGCTGTTTTTGATTTAATAACTGTTTGACCGCTTATTGAGCGTAGCTTATTGTTACTGTCAAGTGAGCCATTATAAATTGGCGTGTAAAAATGAGATTTTTCATTACCATTAATATCAATGAAATTCAGATTTTTAAAATCTTTATCAGCTTGATAGTTAGCAACATAAAGGCTTGCACTGTTAGGATTGCCTTTATCAGGCTCAATTTTCCACCATATAATGTCTGCGCCATTCCCCCATTCCATCATAGCATTTCCATCGTAATCAATGTTTGCTACATCTGACGCACCGCCATCTATTTTTTTAGTCAAGTCATTCTCGTTGAGGTAATAGTCAACCTGTCCATTTGTTTTGAGCATACATGGTTTTGGCATAAAAAAGCATTCGCCCATGAACCGTAATCAAAAGTTCCACTTGTAAAATTCATCTTTGCCGGAGTCATGCCTACTGCGTCTGCTAAATATCTGGCTCTTGTTTTTGGGTTACTATCCGCACTGTTGATGTGAACACCGTAAATAACTCTTCCCTCACTTAATTTTGTCCCAAGGGCTTTAATACTCTCAACAATCGCTTGCCCTGTTGTGTCTGATATAATGTCTATTCCGCTCATATTAGTCCTCCTTGCTTACATTAAGTAATCCGGCACTTGTTACGGAAAAAGTAATACCTCTTCCGTTTGCTTTCTGCTCGACTAGTCCGGCTTGCTGTTCTGCTCTTTGCGCGGCTTCATTTGCAGCCTTTGTAGCTGCGTTTGCTTGGCTTACCGCCGTATCAATCTTTCCTGAAGCTTGTGCAACCTCGTCCGCTTTTTGTGAAGCAGTTTGCGCTGATTTTTGAGCCTGTGAAGCAGAATTACTTGCCGAGGTAGCTTTTTCTGTCGCAGTCTGCGCTGATTTTTGAGCCTGTGATACGGATTGGGCCATGCCGTCAAGATAACTCTGAATAAGTCTTTGAATTTCAACGTCAAAATCCTCAACAGTTCCCATTCGCTTAACTATTCCGGGCGCGAAACACATCCATATCTGCTGTTTTTTCGTGTCGGAGTCGGTCGATACCGCCCATTCTCCGGCTTTCATTTTTGAGGGGTCAAACTGTGCATATGCTCCTCGTCTCATTTGAATTGCCATAAGCTACACCTCACTTTCATTAATGCCTAATTTCTGACACAATCTCAAAAACTTATCTTCCAATTCATCTATGTGTTTTTGCATTTTATCAATCTTCTGCTCGTCTCCGGCAAGTCTTAAGATTAGGAATTGCTCATAGTTCATGCCATAGTACAGTGTATCATCATCCGATGTTGCTTTATTTTGGAAAATCATATCAAGATTTTCATCGACATGTCCTTTATCTTTAAGATTCTCGATTATATCCTGCGCCATTGCTCCAAAATATAACGGCTTGTCTGAATATCCTTGTCTGTTAAGATTGTATTGGAATAAATCAACCGAGCCTACTGCATCAATATAATCTTGATTAATTGCTTTAATATTCTTTTTTAAGCGTTTATCTGACGAACTCCATACCCAGGTAATATCAACTTGGAAACTTAAGGCACTGCCATTCCAACCGCAATGGTATGTATGACCTGTTGCGTCACCACACATCGCAGTTCCTCTATTGGGCTCTCTAAATTTATCAGATTGTATCTCTTGAGCATACATTGTCTGCGCGCCTATAGAGCCTGTGGTTCCATAGAGTGTAATCAAGTTCTCGTCATTTTTGGCAATTCGCAAGACTGCACCATTCATCCAAAGCTCATAATTGTTTCCTGAATTGTCAGTAGCTGTTAAATCAATCGTTGAATTACTTAAATTTCCGTCCAGTGCAATACGCCCACCGGACATATTAAAATTTGAAGCGGTTACTTTTCCATCATTGTCAACTGCAAACGCTCCATTTCCAATATCAATTGTTCCGCCAACAATATTCTTGCCAGTAATTGTTGTTCCTGTGATGTCCTCCGCGTCAACTGAACCGGCCTTAACACTAAGTGCATTTACATAGCTTGTAGTCACTGTGTCTTTGGTTATTTGAGTGACTTTAGCAGTAGCTTCAGCCACATTATCCCAAGCAATTTTCACACTGCTATCAAGTGTCAAGCCTTTATTGTCAAGGGTGACCAGTGTTTTACCTTTTGCATCCTTAACATACTGCACACCACTTACATTGTTTTCCCCGCCTAAAGTAAGTGTTCCGCCATGCGCCCAGTCAAAATTAATGCCGATAGCCGACATAATATTGAAAATAGCGTTTCCGTCTTTATCAATTCCGGCTTTCCATGTCTTGCCGTAATCATTTGATACAGCCATGCCATTAGCTGTCATTTTCCACTGTATATTGCTCGAATTAAGGTCGGCTTTATTGTGCATAATGTAAATAATTGAGCCATCCTCTTGCACCTGTTCAGTCTTAAAAAGTCCGAGCGATTGAGACATTAGCTGTGTCAGCAATTGCATTTGCTTATCATATACACTTAGTTGTGCCTGCGCAACTTTCCTAGCTTGTACGACAGCCTTTGTCTCACTACTGAATTTATCAGCACTATTCCTTGAAGCATTTTCAGCGTCACATGAAATTTTTGTACCGCTTCCAACTGTAAACGTTCGGTTGGAAATAAAACAGCTATAGGTATTTTGCTTGCGGTCTGTCACGAGTGCCACATCTCCACTCTCAATCAGTGGGTTTGACAAGAGTGTAGCGTCAAGAGGTCTGAACCTCATGCCACCGATTTTTTTGAAGATATAGTTTGCAACTGTCTGTGCTTTGTCTGCTGAAATAAACGGATTATCAGAGATTGAGACCACATACCCCTCTTTTCCGGCAAGCGCGTTAACATCTTTTGTCTTGTCCTCTTTCGATGTCACAATAACTTTAACACCTGTAATCACAACATCATCAGTCGCAACATTCAAATCTTTTTGTGTGTAAACATTGTGGTAATTTCTCGCGTCCGTGAATGTTCCACCATCAACGCTATCTCCACTTGAATAGTCGGTAAAATTTCCACCATCAACATTATCTCCGTCAGAATATGGTGTAGTTTTTGTGCTAAAAGTTCCGCCATCGTAACCTTGACTGTCAAATTGACTCATATCATACCAACCGATAAGCAATTCGCCATCGTGACCGCACTTGCCCCATAATCCACTCAACTGTAAGATGCAGGCTATTACCTGTCCATATGTAAGCTTTTGATTATCACTTGGTATCTCGTTAATCACGTAATCAGAGTTATCAAATCTTGCCATAGTAAAAGGTACATCACACTTAATACAAGCGTCCCTGACTACCTCATACGCTGTCGTAGGGTAACTTAAATTGCTGTCATACTCACGATTGAAATTATTAATATTGTCAAGGCAAGTAAGCGTTATGAGTGAGCCATCATAGCTTGTTTCGCTGACTCTATACTCACCGATTTTTAGCTTTTCGGTTGTGCCGTCAGAAAAGCTTTTTGAAACGTATGCCGTTACGCTTGCCTTATCAAAATCATACTTACTGTAATCTTCATAAATATTATTCAGCTTAATTTTCAGTTTTCCGGCAACCAAAGCCCCGATTGTGAAAGTGCCATTGCTCGATGTTGAGTCATTGACTTCGAAGCCGTTCGCCCACAGTTCACTATCACTAATAGGGATTTTTTCACCGCTTGCCGTAACTATGTCAGCAAAACAATTTACGTTTATGTCATTGTCGAGCATTACTGCCCTTTGCCATTTAGCCGATACGTTAAGCATTAAATCACCGCCTTATACTTCTATGAGGTCAAAACTCAATGTCTCATACCTCTTATTGTTAATAGTCCATATCTTGATAGGTGCGCTCCTATCGCCCACATAGAACGTGCGTGTTTCGTCAGTGCCACTCATAGCGTCAGGATATGTCACTCTGATATATTCGGGGTTTACCATTTGAAGTATCTTTGCTGTCCTAGCCGTGTCTGTACCACTCCATGACAATTTAAGCTGTCGTTTCTGTGCTATTCTGTTTTTATGCATTTGAGCGTCCTGTGTACGTCCACTGTCGCTTGCAGACACATCAATCATGCCCCATTCAAAAGTTGACGGAGTAGGTAATTCCACTCCGTCTACTAACATCATTGCCATATTGTTACCTCGTAAAAAGACACCCACGCAAGGGTGAGTGTCTTAGCCAAATTCATTTGCCACAATATATCGTTGTCCGTGCTTTGCTTTACCTACCTGTGTCATGCGATAAAGTGTTTCACTGTCGCACTTAAACACATTTTCAATGATAGGTGCAGAATTTCCACCGGCATTAGAGTTCATCATTACTTGCGCCATACCCTCCATAACGGCCTGTTTAATCCCCTCTGTGATCTGTTGGTTATTTGCTACGGCTGTTTTGCCGTTTGAGAATTTACCGACTATCTCTCCTCGGTTCATGTAGAACGGACCTTCTTCTGGGAAACCACCACTAGCAAAATGCGGTGCTCTGTCGAGTAGCGACTGATACCCCATGTATTTTGTGCCTGTGGTAATATTGAATCTTTTATTGTTGTACTTAAACAAAGCATCCAATGAGCGTACAATGCCATCTATCGAACTCTTAACACCGCTAAATCCCCAGCTACTTATTCCAACGCTATAACGTTGATTTGCGTACCACTTAAACGTGCCTAGACTTCCGTTCGTGTTATCGACTTTTCCTTTAAGCCCATTAAAACTACCACCTGCCGAGCCAAGATAAGTGCTTGCGTTACTTGCCATTGTTGAAAATGAACCCGATGCTCCTCTTCTCATATTTTCCGCAGCATCTTGGAATAACCCCATGTTGAATTTAGTATTACCTAATGAGCCATTAACTCCGCTCAATGAATTGTAGAGATTAGATGATAACGCTGAGAAAGAACCACTTGTGCTAAGCGTTGTTCCGCTTGCTTTACTGCTCATGCTATCCATTTTGCCCTTGGTTCCGTCAATTGAAGTGTTGACTCCGCTTAAATAGCCATTCACTCCGGTATTCAAGTTCGAAAAAGATGTGGTAGAATTGGAGCTAGTTGTACTTGCTTTTCTTTCCATGCTATCCATCTTGCTTTTAGTACCATCAAGTGAAGTGTTGATATTCCCTAAATAACCACTTACACCAGCGCTTAAGTTTTTGTAGCTATCATCAATTTTGCTCGCGCTCTTCCCTACTTTTTTTACGGTATCGTCAATTCCTTTAACTGTTTTCTTTTTAAACTTTGGTATTTCAACACCCGGTATCTTGTTAAGCAATCCTATAATGTCATTAATAATCCCAACAAAGCCATTGTAAAGCTGTGGTCCTAATACGTTTTGTAAATCATCAACATTTAAAGACATATTCTTCTTAAATGTTTTCCAGCCCTTTTTGAAATAATTTCCCAAGTCTTTGAAAAAATCATCTACGCTTTTTTCAGCGTCTTTGATTTTCCACTTTATTTCCTTAATTCTCCATTCGAGAGGGGTAACAAGTTTAATCTTTTTTCCATCAAAACCTGTGGCTTCGTCGCTTATTCCCAATCCGGACTCCGGACTCTTGAACCACTCTTTGAGTTTATCAATCCAACCTTTCATGTGTGCCAGCACGTAATTGATAGCTGACACGATAACCAGCACCTCAACTCCCCTTAGTGCAAGTTGTGTTCCCGACAAGCCTTTAGCTGTTGCATACTTTTTCCACTCAGATGTAATAAGATTTTTGGTTATCTCTTTGAGTCCGTATTTCCATGTAAACGCGCCAATAAGAATAGTAAAGGTGTCAATATCAAGCTCTCCGATAAATTCCGAAATGCCCTTAAATGCGTCTTTCCAATCAATATTGATTAGCGCGTGAATTAAAGTATCTCGTATGCCGTGAACAATGTTATTGACTGTTTTTCCAAGTTCTTGCCAACCTGTCAGCCCTGTAACGTCACTTACTCTTGACATTTCATGTAATGCACCATTTATAAATGAAGCAAAACTGTCTCCAAGGTTTCCCCAGTCAAATGTTGACGTAAATGAAAAAGCGAAAACTATGGCAGTTCTTATCGAGCCAGCTATTGTCTTTCCGAGTGCCGTAAATAATTTTGGACTTATTAAGCCGTTAAGGAAGTCTGCAAGCCCTTTTCCGAAGTTCGATGCGCTCTGATACACGTTATCCCAATTAATAGAATTAAGTGAGTCGGCTATTGTATCACCAATGTACTTTCCAAGCGAGTATAAATCTTTGATTGATGATTTATATTTTTCAATCAATCCATCGGTTTTTTTCAGTGAACTATCAACACCACTGCCAGCTCCACCACCGCCTGAACCGCCACTGCCTGAACCACTACCACTGCCACTATCGCTGTTATCGTCAAGTGCGTGTATCTCATCTATGCTAAGCAATGTCTTTTTCAGTTTTTGGGCTTTTTTATTCGACTTATCGGCACTATCACCAATATCGCCTACTCCGTCAGCTATGTCCTCCATGCCGTCAACAGTAGCACCACCACCACTTATCTCGATAGTCCATCCGAAGATTGCTCCGAGTGCGTCAGCTACAGTTCTTGTAAAGCTAATAACCTTGAGCATTACCTTATTTAAGGCTTGGACAAATGGCTTTAAAGCATTGATTACTACGCTACCTATGATACTGCCCCATGCTTGGAACTCTTGCTTAAGGACTCTTACACTGTTAGCCCAAGTGTTGGCAGTTTTAGCAAAATCGCCTTGTGCAGCTTGCGTATTTGCCATGACATAATTGTATCTTAGCAATACCTTTTCAGCTTGTGTCATGGATTTAATATTTGCGTCAAGTCCGTTTTTCATAGCCCACTCTGAAAGTGTGGCTTGTGTTAAATCAAGTCCGTATCTCCTCAATGGTGCAATTGTTCCCGAAAAAATGGATTGTAAGCTCTTTGCAACATCAGCTTGGTCTACATCATAGAACGAAGCCATGTCACCAGCTAACCTTGTAAGATTAAGCGACATATCAGCCATACTGTCTGTAGTCTTGTATAGCGTGTTATTTTGGCTCATAAGAGCTTTATTTGCCACTGCCGTACCATTCGCCACTTGTTCTGATGAAATGCCTATAGAGGTTCCTAATGCCTGGAAACGGCTTGATATTTGCTTAACTGTCAGCTCCGACATTCCGAAGTCTTGAATTGATGTTTTTGTAAAATCATCAACCTTGCTTGCCATATCGCCAAACGTGGTATCTACTACGTTTTGAACCTCTGTTAATTGGCTTGCTAAATCAACTGCACTGCCTATTTTTCCGACAGCTCGCATAACCATCCAATAAGTTGCGTAAAACTTACCGATAGTTGAAGCTAAACCCTTAAATCCACTTCTTGTACTCTTAATTGACTTAGTTGTATTTGAAAAGCCGGTAACAAGTGACCTACTAGCCGAACCGACTTTTGAGCCTTGCTGTGACAGATTAGCAAGCGCATTAGTCATTTGAATAATGTTACTGTTGACTCTCGGTGCGTTAGATAATGTTGTCATTACCTCTTTCAAGGCACTGCCAAGGTTTCTGATATTATCCGCAGCATACCCGGCTGATTTTGAACCAAGCTTTGAGATTGAAGCCGTTAGCTGTGTAATCTCTGCTGATTGCTTTGAGATACTCGCAAAGCCCGACAGTTCTGTTGCCATGCTCTTTAAGGCACTTGCCGAGCTGACAAGTCTTGCGGTATCAAGGTTGCCTAGCTTCTCCATGTTAGTCGCAATCTTGCTAAAAGTACGAGTGTCAATACTGCTCACACTTCTAAGTGATGTTGCAAGTTGTGACATTCCGCTCGCAAAATTGCTTATGCTTGCACCATTGAGGGAATTGAGAGTACTTCCAAGCCCTTGCAACTTACTTTGTAAATTGCCTATGGCTTTAGTCGCTTGTTGCGCGTCCGACTTGATTTGAAGCTCAATGCTCTCTGCCATTTTCTCACCTCCCTGTAATAAAAAAGAGCTACCCTAAAGTAGCTCTCATGTATTTAGTCTTTGAGCAGATAGTATGTTGTAATCAATCCAACATAACCATCTTGCTTAAGACCTCTATTCTTTTGAAATACCATGACACATTTAGTGAGATAGTCACTCCACTCTTTGTAATCAGTATCAAGTTTGTAAAAATGATACTTGTCATGCAGAGTTTTTCTTAGCCACTTAATGGCTGTCGGGCAGTTATGCCTCTGACCGCTCCACAAATTGTGATTTTTAGCAAATCTCTGTGAATTAACTCCAAATCTGCCATCTTCCTTAAGCTCGTCTGTGTCAAATCCGATGTTCATAGCATGTTGCCATTTTCTTACATCGTCATTATCGAGGTAATATTCCTCATTGCCTTTCCAAGCATTATTCTTTGCCGGAGTTACTATTGGTGTCGGAGCTGCTGTTGGTGCCGGATTATTCTCTATTCCATCGCCTTTATCAAGCTCAATGTATAGTAAGTTAGCATCTGTGCTGTTATTCAGACCGCTACAAGTAAATGCGCTTGAATACTGCCAGCCATACAGAGGATGTTGAATAACAGGCTTCTTTGCGCTGTTAGGCTCATCACCAATAGACATTCCCTTAGTTGACGGATAACGTGCTATCCAAAACGGACAATTAATCTGATTTGCGTATGGTGCAATGTACTGATTGTAAAAGCTAAGTCCTGTGTATACACCAAAGTTAAGCCCGGCACTCTTGATAACGCTCTGATATGCATTGATAATATCAATAAGTGTCTGTCCAAGTCCTTGCTGGCACTTATCTTCAACATCTAACCAAACAAAGGTTTTCCGTCCGTTAAGTGTCTGAATGACCTTATTTGCGTCTGTCCTTGCCTTATCTACTGTTGTAGCGTATGAGTAGTTATAAACACCTTGTATTGGCATTCCCACATCAGTACAGCCTTTCCAATTTTGCTCAAAGGTTTTATCCGGATTAAGGTCTTTGCGGATTATTTTAAAAATTGCAAATTGCACTCCAGCCCACTTAACCTTACTCCAATCAATATTTCCTTGATATGACGATACGTCAATTCCTTTATATGCCATTTTGTCACCTCATTAATCAGGACTTTCAGGTAATCCCGACTGTCTTAATGCGTTAATTCGTTGCTTCATTTCATAAACGGCAATTTCCTCATTAGACTCCTTGTATTTAGGCTCGTTGTCTTTTGAGTATTGCTCATTCAACGATTTTTCAATGTATTTTGCTCTTGCTTTATTGCCATTTAAGGCTCTATCAATAGCTGTAAGAGTTGCGCTTAATCCGTATGTGCCCCACCAAGCCCACATGTTGGAGTCGGCTTCTCTTTGCGCAAGCATATAAGCCTTTGAATAAGGCTCTAAATCAGCCGGACAAGACATGTCTATGTCCTCAACGCTAAATCCATAGCCTTTAGTCACTAAAAGCCAATATGGGCGGATTTCGTTGCAATACACTTCCCATGTAAGCTCTTTTACTTCTTGATTGGTTTCTTCTTGGCTGTCTGTTCCTCTTTCGCCAACAGCTTTGATAAAAAACTGTTCTTCTCCAGCTCTGCCGTCAAATCATCGTAGAGCGACATTATATCTTTGCCCTCTTCATTCTCAGGGTCAAGGTAATCGTCAAGTAAATCATACATCTTTACCAATTGCTTCTCTTTCGCTTCTTTATCGTCAAAATCAAAGCCAAATTCGTCAGCGTGAAACTTTTGCAAGCCCACGAGCAAAAACTCCGGTAAAAAGCCGAGCATGTTGTCAATCGCTTCAAGTTCATCTCCCTGTTGTCCCATTCCTACAACTCTTGGGATAATTCTATTTTGATATACCGGTGCATATCCGAATTTAACTGTGTATTCTTTTCCATTTAATTTAATTTTCATTTCATCTTTCCCTTTCTCCCTAATTTATAAAGGGAAAGAGGCAGTATTAAAACTGCCTCAATTACCTTACTATATTGTATCTTCAAGTTCGCTGTCAGCCGTGCTATCATCATAGCCAACCGCTACGGCTTTCTCCGATTGGCTCACCCTTTTTTTGTGAGTGTGATAGACGTAGGATAGCCTTGGTCATCCTCTGTTACCGCAACCTCGTAATTATCCTCAATCCACTTAGGCACTGTCTGAACTGATACAGTAGCAGTTCCTGTTAAGTGGTCATCAGAAGCCTCACCTGGGGCGAATGACTCCTGACCGATAAAAGCACAGATACCCTCTGAACCTTTTCCGTCCGTACCATAGAGAATGATGAAGTCGAGCTTCTTGCCCTCGTTAGTTACCATCTCATCCTTGTACTTTTTCTCAAAAGCTCCCTCAACTTCCATAGAGCCGGCTGAACGTCTACCCATTTCCTGTGTCTCTACTAAATCCTCAAGAGTTGAAGTATCTACCATGTTCTGTGAGCCGAATGGTGAGGGAATTGATTTTGCTCTAAGTAAGAGCTTGTAAGTTCCAGCCCAGTAATCGCCACTTGTGGCGGATGCGGTTGGTGTCTTGTAAGCAATTCTACTTTTTAAACCTGTTGCCATTTGTATTACCTCCTAATTTTTCATAAAAAAATAAGAGCCAAAAAGCTCTTATAATCTATCATTCCAGTCGAATGACCGCCTAGCACGTAATGTTGCTGTCCATATTTTGCCGTTTTTCCTAGCGAATGGGGCTGGCACTAACTTAAATGACATAGCTTTGTACTCATCAGCCACTGCCTGTGCCACATTCAAGGCTTCTGAACGGCTTTTATTCGTTGTAACAATTACTTGTGCCGTAAATAATACCGTATTTATTCTTTCGCACTCTAAATCCTCATTCTGTTCTATAGGTTCGAGTGCTTGAACTAGCACTGTCGGGAAACTAGCCGTTGCACTGTCCGACTGTTCCTCTTGTGTGAATTTTAGCTTGGGATATTTAGTTTTCAATTTTTTCTCACATCGGGTTTTCATAATCGCATATGTGAGATTTTCAAGGTCATAAACCCATTGATTTTGACTCGCCACTTTATCTCACCTCAACTAAAATTTTTCCGTGCCGTTCTCATAATGTCATTTTCCATTTTTAAAAATGCGTGATACATCGGCATTGTAGGTGTAATGCCGTATGAATGGTGTAATTCTCCGCTTTCGTCTCTCCAATACCAACCCTCGCTGTCAAATGCGTGTGTCTGCCCTGGGAAAGTTCCTTGACCGCCTCTTGTGTCGTTAAAGTGTGGTTTAGCTTTCCAGCCCGAGCCATATTCAGCCATAAGCAAAGGTGATACATCGACTGTCTTAAGTCCATCAGCTGTCTGCCATGTACTTTGTATCTGCCCTGTTTCAGTGGCAAGCACAATAGCCGTACAGCCGTCTGTTGTATCTTTAATTTCATAACTAAATGTAATATAGTGTCCGAAATTGCCTGTATTTGCTTGCGCTACAGCAATGCCATTACTAGCAAGCTCGCCAACAAACGCTATGCACTTGTCCTGTAAGCGGTCTTTGTATCTTTCAAGCTTGTCTATCGCATCTTGTATAGATTTTTCTGTCAGAGAAACGTCAATCTTCATAATTACACTTCTTTCACAACTGCTTTGAGCATGTATTTAACTGAATAGAGAGAGGGTTTTACTCCCACTATTGTAAAGTCTGCGGAAGTTGAATCAACTAATCCGTTTTCGTCCTTTGTAGGCTCGCTATCAAGCCAAATAATGTCACCTTTTTTAAAAGGGTATTCTCCTCTGTCTGTCAGCAAAACAGCATCAAAATCAGCCGTATTAAAGCCATATTCCTTGTTCTGTGCTTCTCCTCCGTCAAATGATATGTTCGCCCTAAAATCAACCGGCTCTGAAAAGCCTGTTTCCTCATGGGTGTAATATATCTTCTCTCCGTCCTCTGTTTCATAAAACTTTAGATTTCCGTCCTCGTCTTTTTCATAGACTGTGACAGTTTGCCCTTGAAGCGCGTATTTCATGGCCTGTTTATTAATGTCAAGCATTTTTCTTTATCTGCTTGTAAATCTGATTAACACCGGTACTTGCCATGCCCGACACAATGCCAACTGCTATTGCATCAAGAATGTTGTCTGCCGGATAACCGGGAATTACAAACATTCCAACAATACCGAGTACTCCACCGGCTACACCTACGATAATAGGAATAATATTATCTTTAACCTGTGGTATCTGCTTTGAAGCATATCCGATTAAATAAGTAATTACCATAATAGCAACTACTGTAGGTACTTGTGTAAAGTCCATCAGTTTTTACCTCCTTTACCTAAATGGATTTCCTCAATCTCTTTTTTCATTTTTGTTACCATGCCATTACCACCGAGTGCGTGGTATGCGTCATACATCTCGCAAAAATTCTGATACGCATATGAGGGTATTTCTCCAAGTTTGGTGTATTTTGCATGGTATTCAATCAGCTGGACACGTAAAAGAAGCATTGTTCCCTTGCTGTTCGCATCCCTGCTTTTCTTTTGCTGTTTAAGAAGCCAAACTATATATCCAAGCACTATCGGAAGTGTCACAAGATAAGTTTGAATCAAAATACTTTTCATTTGGATCTCCTTTATTGGCGCAAGAATTTATTCTTCTGCAATCCAGTCCTCTGCAAGCATATCTGCCTGTGATGCAAGCCATCCCATTTGAACCCCGGATGTCCCAACAAAAGCGATTGCATTATTACCAATGGCATCATGCTCGCAATTCACAAGTTCACCATCTGCTGATACATAGGAAATACCTGTTGCAAGCTGAATATACTGTTTCTTGCCATTCCAACCCTTGCGGGCAACCTTCTGTCCGGCTTTCATTCTGCGGATTGCTTCACCGAATGTAAATGTCTGGATATCCAAATCCTTTACATCAGCTTCGCCTACAATCTCCCAATCATCACGAAGAATAAAGTTGAGAGTATAATCAATATTCTCTGTCTCGCGAATATCAAGGATTTTTCCATCCTTGCAGTGCATCTTAATGGAATTATCTTCCCATTTCCAATATCCCGCCCATTCTGGGAGTTTAATCATAGCGCCCTGCTTGAGTGCTTCATATGCTTTTTGAAAATACATTGTCTTTTCCTCCAAAATAAAAAATTGGCACACCGCCCACCACCGCTTAATGTGTACCGCCTGCTACCATATTGGTAACGCACAATCTTCTTTTGCTTATAGCACTTTGACAAAAGGAAATACTCCGACAAACAGCTTATCTCTGTCTTTCCATGTACGGCTCACTCCACCCTCACTCAATGCGCTCATGTAGTTCTCACCAGCTTGTGAATGGTCGTAGACAGCAAGATTGATAACGACATTCTCAAACTGCTTTAAATCGGCAGTTATATCATCATCAGTGAAAGTGTCCGGATAACACCTTTTTGCTTTTACGTCTTCCGTGGCTTGCTTAATGAGCTGTTCAATTACCGGATTATCTTCCTTGTTGTCGAACACTACCACATCAGATGTTGTTTCATCATCATTCGTGACTGTATCAATATGAAATTGTTTAAGTCTGATTTTGACTTGCTCCAATGTGGTGTATTCCATGCCAAGCTCCTTATAATCCAAACTTTTCAATTAACATTTTCTTCAAGTCGCTGCCATTTATTTCTGTGGCATTTTCAATACCATTTTCGCTCGCAAGCTTTTTTAGGTCGGCTGTTGACATTCTGTTAATTTCTGTCTTTGTGTATGGTGTTTCAGGTGGGTTCATAAAATCGGAAGGCACCGAATTGCTATTGCTTTCCGGTACCTCGTCTCCGACTTTATACCACACTCCATCATGCTTTATAGAGTGCGTTGCTATCATAAGCCTTAATCCTCCTTAACTTTGAGAACCATAACGCTATCCATACCCTCGAATGTAGGTAATCCAATCATAGATACGATACAGTGAGTATTGATAGGATGATTTGTAGCGTATGTGTATACAGATACACCTGTTTCAACAAGTGAGAGGTTTCCGTCTGTGATACTTCCGCTTCTTTCCTCTGGAGTCTTACCGAATGTGTAATCGCCGAGGAATACTCCGGCAGACTGCGCAGATACAATGCCTGTTGGTACAAAGTACTGTGTCTGTCCTGACTCGTCAACATAGAGCTTATCGTATACCTCAATCTCGATACCATATCCTCTAAGGTATTCAGTAACCTGTCCTTGCTGTAATCTGATACCGCCATTGTAAGCTGTGATACCGAGTACCTGTTTCTTTGTATCCTCTGCTCCGAGAACCATTTCCCAAGTCTCTGTATTCATGGTGAAACGTGTAAGTGAGTAGCCTGTAGCCTTTGAGAAATCTCTCTTGGTCTTAATAAGATCGTCAAGTGGTGTGGCTGTATCCGACTTGTCCCATGCGCTTGTGCCTGTAAAAGTCTTGTAATGCTTTGCCGTATGCTCTGATTTCTCATCATCTGCAAGATAGTCAATGTAAAAAGGTTTGTCACCAATAGTTACTTTTACTCTTGGTACACCATCTGTAGGTGCAAGTAACTGCCAAATCTGTCTCTCCGGTACAACTAATGCGCCCTCGATAAGGTTCATTGGTTTCTTTGAGATTTCACGTAATACGTTATTGGCAAGGCTAGAGTTTTCAGAAGTTCTGTAATTGTCGTACTCCTGTTCCTCTTTCTCTGTTACCATATAAGACTCACGATAAAATGGCATTGAGTTCTGAATGTCAGAGAAACCTCCAACATCTCTTAGCTCTGCCTGTGCATCAAAGTTTGAGGCTTTGAGTGATACCGGCAGTCCGTTCTTACCCTTGATAAATCTAAGGTCAAGTGAGTCCTGTTTACGTGTTCCAAATTTTTGTCTGCCAAGATAAGGGGCAGTTCCTAATGTCTTTTTGTAGTTATCCCACATTACACCGAGACTTCTCGCTGTAAATGCTTCTGCTAATGGTAATGCCATGTTCTTCTGCCTCCTTTTAAACCTGACTTGCTACAATCTTTGGTGCGCCATAGAAAGTAACTCTAGGTGTTGCAGTTCTAGCTGCGTCTGCGATTGAAAGTGACTTAACTTTCTCCCAATCAATAGTTCCCTGATATACATATGTTCCAGGTGCGTCACCCATTGTTACATCTACATCGTGTAACAGATAACCCTTACACTCTGCGTCATTGCTTGGGAATGGTGTACCGGCCGGTACAATCTTCATTCCGTTTGTATCTGCGCTTGTTACCATAGTCTGTGGTACAAGGCACGCTGCACCCTCATAAGGGAAAAATTTTAAAATTCCTTTACCCTGTGTAAAGTCTCTTACGATTGGCTTTCCCATCGTTTCTACCTCCTGTTTTAAATTACATAGCTGTTTTGGCTCTCTGCACTTGCAACTGTACCGAATGAGATTTGTTCTGCATTGGCTACATCTGCTGGCTTTGAGTCGGGTTCATTATTGTTACCGCCATTGTTTGGATTAGGAGTATCTTTGAGTGCGTTTTTCTCATACTCCGCTATCGCATTGGCTTTCATGTCGGAAATAATCTTGCCAAGTGATGTTGTGTCAAAAGAGCCATCCTCTTTTACTACTGTCTTTGCCTGTTCGGCAGTAATGCCAAAATCAGACATAGCCTTCTCACGCAAGTCTCTGACAGCGTTATCTTTCTGTAGCTTGGCAATCTGCTGATTGGCTGTCTCTAAGGCTTTATTTGCCTTTTCAAGCTCCGTCATGTTGCCATTCTGTAGCTCATCAAGCTGTGTCTGTAGCTCGTCAGCTTTGTCGGCTTTAGCCTTATACTGATTGGCTTTCTCTTTCTCTCTTGCCATTTCCTCACCGCTCTTGTTGAGCAGATTTGTTATCTGCTCATCCGTTGCGTCCGGAAAAAGCTTCAAAACATCATTTCTTGTCATTTCAATTACCTCCGTAACTCACGCTTTTGTTATCGCGGGTCGCTCCCGCCGAGTTTTTCTGTTGTTTAACGCACAACTGCAAATTTTTTGTATAATAAAAAGCAACCTATAAGTTTTCCTTACAAGTTGCTCATTATTTGTAATATTTAAGACTGCATCTACACCCTGCTATTTCTTTTACCTGTGCCCCTAAAGAATGGTCTTTTGGAAACATCATCAGTGAATTCCCAACTTCAAACGGCTCAAAAATATCAATTCTCTTTCTGTCAACATCTGCATGTGTAGGTCTGACATGTGAATCTTCTTTCGAGCGCCACTCTTTTGTTTTGTAACCTTGTTTCACCATTTCAGTTTGCAATCTGTAATTGCCGACTGCATTAGCTTCATTCGCCGCTACATTTTTTGCTCGCTTCTGTGAAGTAAAATACTCTACTTCGGTATTTTGCGTGGTAGCGTCAACTACCTCATTCACAATGTACCGGGCATAATCTGTAATATATGAGGGTGTTCTCTTTGCTTTACAGTACTGTGTGGCAATGCTCTCATATCTGATAATAAATTCTTTGGTGATAGTGGTTATCTCTGTTTCTTCCTTGCCGGATAACAAGGCAAATAGCATAACAAAGATTTTTTCAAACTTTTCAGCAAGCTTTTTTCTATCTTCCTTTTCCTCGTCAGATAAATCCATCTCACCGAAATATGTATCATAATCTATGTCTTGTATTTCATTTTTGTTAAGTGCGTGGATTTCATCTGCCATATCAAGCTCCAAAATAAATTGACAGCCAATTATTCATCGGCTGTCTTTCCATTGTTCTTATCATTGTTAGGTGTAGCTGTTGTCGGCTGTTCTTCCGGGAATAACATTTCCATACGCTTAGCGCTTTCAAGAGTAACTTGTTCAGGGTCACTAAACATGTCAATCGTCTTAACAGCTCTCTTGTAATTGATACCGCACCTAAGTAATATTTCAAGTACCTCTGCCTTAACAAGCATGTTATCCAGCTTATTATGATTAATGTGTATCTCAACATCACTAGGCATAAGCGTAAAGCCTTTATTGATTCTCAGCCTGTTAAGAATAAGCCTAAGTGCCATTCTCTCTGATTTCTTAAGGATAGGCTCATTAATAGCTGTCCTAAGTCCGGCATCGTAATGTCCGTTTCTCAATTCTACGGCTGAGCCGGTGTCACCGCCTGTGTTGCCCTGACGATTTGCAAGGCCTTGAATACTTAAAAATCTTTCAAAAAGGTCAGTGAATACCACTTGCCCCTCTGTCTGATTAAGCTCGCTCGTCATTACATCAACATCAGCCTTGTTGTCTGAACCATTGTTAGATTTAACGACTAATGCTCCCTCTTGTCGCATTTTTCTGAATGTATCTATGTCAATCTCACAATTAACGAATTTCACCCATGCAGACACAAACTGCTCGACACCATTAATTCTATCTGATGTAAGCACGTTAATAGCATCTGTAATTGCAATAGTCATTTCAATATCAGATAATCGTCTTGCATTGTTTGGATATTCAATCACCGGAATTGCTCTGTTGCCGTTTATTCCGCTTGCATAAATCTTGTCGTTGCGAATATCGAACCACTCATTGTCAGTGAACACATAGTATATGTTCGCTCCGTTCTCGTCCTCTCCGATTTGACAAGAGAATGCCGGACGTCCGTTTGAGTAGTACACAACAAACGTATACATTGGATTTTCAGACGATAAATAAAAATCGCTTTCATCGAGCAACTGCCCTTGCCCATCGTCATTACCGATAAATCTGTAGCCGGTACCGCATATGCTTCTCCACCGATGTATGTCTATGTCACACTCTTGTTTGCTTTCAGAGTCCATTGTGATATTAAGCTGTGTGATTTCCTCTGACTTGTGGTTATCAGTACCACGTAGCACATATTGGATTGGCTCGGCACACATTTCTGCGGTCTTGCGCTCAACAAGCTCATATGCAAGATTTACAGCAATCTTGTTATTGATTTCCGGGCGGTTCACTTTTTGCCGATACAAAATCGGTTGGTCACCACGATAGTATCTGTCAAGATACTCAATCTCAATAGCGTTTTGCTCGTGAATCACAAGTGCTTTATTCAGTTCTTCGATTATGTTGTTTTTTGTGATTTGCCTTTTACGTGTGAAAATAACTTGTCTGCCGTAATTATTCTGACAGACAGCCGAAAAAGGTCTTACGTTTTTATGAGCATATCTATACATCAATAAAACCTCATGCCACTTGCAGAAGTTCTCTGTGGAACCTCTTTTATCTGAAATTCTTGTGTGCCAGCCCAAAACCATATCCATTTGCGGCAGTGCGTACACATTACTTTATGGTGTTTCTTGTCACTTTTACTTACCCACGTTAGCAATTTACCGCAACGAGGGCACATTACACTTTGTTTTCCTGTTGGTACAATATTCTGATTATTCATGTTGTCCTCGTTTCACTAAAAATGGCACCCACAATCTGTGAGTGCCATTTCTAAAAGAGATTTTCACAATGAACGAATTACATTTTTTTCATCTTACACATTATCACATTCCAAGCGAACTGAACGAACAAACTTACATTTTCTTAAAAAATCTTTCAAACTCCATTCTTACGCTATCTGCTGTGGCTTTACTGCCAAGCGCATATGCTGTCTGCAACCATGATTTATTTTCCAAAAATCTAAAATTAATTATTCTTCTCATTCTACTATCATCAAGGCTTGCTATAAATTCCTCTACATCGTTTGTCTTTTCAAGCAAATCATCTTGTAAAAGCTGTAATGTAGTCATTCTTGAGTACAATAATGTGCGCTTGCGTCCGTATTCAGGGTATGGTACACCCTCGATTTTGAAGTGCTGTGTGCCACCCATGCCCCCTGACACAGTGTCAATCACGCTTTCTCCGTTTTCTATCTTTTCAAGGTCATCTTGCAATTTAGCAATTTTCTTTCTAACCTCTTTGATTTCCTCTTGTAAGTCTGAATACTGTGATAAAACTTCCTTTGTCATTAATAAAGCCCTCCTCTGAACGGATTGTGTACTGCTTCAACCTTTGCTATTCTACTGCCTTGCGTCATTCTTAAGGCAAAGTTTGAAAAAACATCAGGAACATCATCAAGCTGTTTTTTGCCTGTTACTGAATATCGTTTCAGCAGTGATACCATTACTCCATAAGGCTCGTTAGGTTTATAAAGCGATCGGTCTTTGAAAATAATATGTTGTAAAATCCAGTTAGAACACTGAAAAATACGTGCTTCTTTGTTAGTTTCTGTCGGTACATCAGTGATGTTGCATATCCACCCTTTATTTTCAACTCGCTTATTAACTTCCATAGCCACTCTGTCACCGCCGGCATTACGCTCAAACTCGCATTCCTGTACTTGATTATTGACTAATGTGTTTGACGCATTTTCATACTGCATTTCGTAGTCTGCCGTATTATCGCACACACAATCAACACAATAATAATCCTCACCATATTTTTGCAGTATCGGCATAACAAAATAGTCTGTGCCTTTTCCTTTTGTATCACATTGAGCTGTGATGATTTCCGGCTCGCCATGTGGCAGATTGAAGTATCTGCGGATTTTATCATCAGGAAACAGTAGACCCTCACGCTCGATAGGTTCCTGTTTATACAAACATCGGTAAGAGATTTCGTCCATGAGTAATTGTTGGTCGGCAAAAAACTCTTTCGTAAAACCACCATACTCATAATCAAAATTGCTTTCCCCTGTCACCGGGTCCACATCAGGACCCGATATTGTTTTGACTCTTGGATTTCCAATATACATGTTTTGAATGCGTCCAATAACATCATGTACGCTCCAACGAGTGGCAATATGTATCTCTTTACATGGTTTTCCGTCTGTATCTTGTGTCTTACGCTGTCTTGCGTCTACTGCGTATTTATCCCATAATTTATCAAGTATTGTAGGATTTAAGGCTTCCTCAATTCCGCCTATCATATCATCAACTAGCAAAAATTTACTTGCACGGACTTTTCCGGCATTCTTGCTTCCAACAGAAGTACACTGTACTGACGGAAAAGGTTTATATTTGCCAATATTGAATTGCTCCATTTTGGCATTCGTGCTTGTAACTGATAGATTAGGAAAAATGTCATGCCATGCATAATCATCATCATTAGTAACAATGTCGTATACTCCATCGTAGTACATTCGAGTAATATCGCCACTATGCGAATAAAATAGGCTATAGTCTTTTGGAAACCAACCGGCAACTGCCGAATGAAAAAATTTTTCAATCGTACTGTTATGTGTTGGTATCATTGTTTTTCCGACACAATAAATTCCGTCCTCGACTTGTATGCAATTTCCCTTTTTAGCTTCAATGTGAGCGACTTCTGTAATAGATACCATACGTTGCTTTGAAAATTCTTTTAATTGTTTTCTTTCAACTCTGCATGGGATTTCAAATGTAGGTGAAAATCCAATTCTATAAACAATTTTCTTGCCATGTATGCCACTGTTTGAGATTTTCGGCTCTGCTTTAGAAATATTGCATCTCCAACCAAACGTAGATATTAGGCTAATAATTCCATCTTTTAGCTCTTCATTTGTTGTCGAAATAGAATATTTCTTTTCTTTTTTGTTGCAAGTTCCGTCAGTATCAATAAGTCCGGCTAACAAATCAAGTCTTTGCTCTAAACTGCCGTTCAGATATTCTTGTGGTATTCGTTTGCCTAATGCTTTTCTTGAATGGCACATGCCTAATTTTTCAAGGTTTTCTCTAAGTCCCAAAAAATGATACGCTTTACAGCCCACTTGTTCATAAACTGTTGACGGTTTGTAATGCCTTTTTACCTCATTCACTATTTCTAGATCAGTGTTGCATATTGTCAATGTAGGCTTTTTCTCTGTGCCATCTCCTAGCCAAACTCCTAAAACATATGGTTCAACAGCATATTCTCGTTTTTTGCCCTTAAAAGGTTCTCTGTGTGGTAAAAAATAGTAATATCTGTGTCCTCTTTTGTTTTTTTCTCCACTATCTATGTCTTTTTCAAATAATTCTTTAGTTTCAATAGTGCGAAGTTTATTTCTGTGTCTATCCCATACCACCCACTCATGGTTTTCGTGGCATTGTATTTTTTCACCATTGGAAAATGTCAACAAGCAGTTTGCCGTATCTTTTGGAAAAACATGTAATATTTTTTTTGGATTTCCGTCTATGCCGTATACATAGTCTCCGATTTTTAAATCTCCGTGGTTTTTCCAACCTTGTGTAGTTAAAACAGGTGTATCATCAGCAAGTAGCTTTCCAGCTCCAGGCACTAGGCTCACGCACAATATGTCGTATTTATCATCAATCATGCCTTGCAATGCGTCCACGAGTCCGATTTTGATTAGTTGTTTCCTACGTGGCATATAAAATCGGTCTTTAGGCTCACGCTTTTTCTCTATGTACTGAAAATAGCTGTCAACAATTTTGTTTTGAGCTTCGAGTAGCAAAACCTCATATTTTTTGTTTATCAGCTCATATGTGGTTTTGTGGTCGAATGCGTATTTTTCCAAATCCCAAATCGTGCCACCTGTTTTAGCCGTGCAGAAGCCCTCTATAAGCTCTTTTGCCCTCTTAGTGAGTTGTAGTCCATACTCAATATCTTTCTCGCCATTTATGGCTACACTGCAAGCGTCTACATAGGCATTAGTTACTTGCTCGTCTATTCCATTTTTCTCTATGTAATTTTCGTAACTATCAACTGTGGAAATAAGGCTTTGACTAGCCATGAAAAAAGCACCTCCACTTTTAAAAAGCAAAGGCGCTTATAGACCTCTGCCTATAATTTTTCTAGGTCAGCAACTACAATCAATCTGTAGCCGGTATTTTTATTTACATTCTAGGGAAATAATAAAAATTCCATCCGTTTTTTATCTTTTGTTCTCTACACCAAGGCAAATACTCATTAAGTTTTCTATTAAAATCCATATTTGCACTGTATTCATCCCAAGCCTTTTGATTTATTTTGAGCCTTTTTCCTGTTATGATATGGTCAATTAGAAAATATACACCCAAGAATAAAAATGCGGCTCCTGCTATCGCAAACATTGCTATTATTTGCATTTTCATTTCTATTTACTCCTTAAAGCAATCTCTCAACGCTTGCCTGTCTGCCTCGTTATCTGCCTCAATAACAGGTTCATCCTCTAAAGCGGAACAATCTATAGACTTGCCATTTCTACCGCCTATTTCGCGCGATTGTGCTTCTCTAAGTGCTTCACGCTCTATTGATTTAATTACTTCTGCCATGCTCATTACTCAAACGCTCCCTCAAATCCTTGCAACTACGTGTTCTTTTGCAAAATCTTTTTTGGTTTCATCGTAGATAACTAAACCATTTTTATCAGTTTTCAGTCTATCAAATTCGCAAGTAACCTTTATACCATCTTTGTTACTACATTCTGCATGATAATCAATAACACGTACTTTCTTCTGCCATTTCCCATTGACATAAATCTTTGTGTAACCGCCAGCTCTTGTTTTAATGATTATTTTACTTCTTGATTTCTTCATTGCTCATAAACCTCTCAAAATCTTCCATGCATTTATAGCACAAGTCGTATGTGGTATTAAAAATGCCGTTCTTTGTAACCGAATTTCCACACAGTATTCCTTTTTTAATTTCTGCACCACACCTATCGCAAGTGCGCCATTCTTTTTGATGTTTCATTCTTCCACCGCCTATTAAGCCAATCCTAGCATACATAAAATATCAAGCCCTGATATTCTCTCCGCACCCTCTCTTGTGTGCATAAGAATTTCTTTAAGTCTTTCATTTTCTGCATTGCTATACTTATCTTTGCTGTACGCTTCTGAAAAGCAATAATATTTGCAATATCCATAGCCCACACCAAGCATATTCCCATGAACACTCTTTCCGACAATATCGTAATATTTTGGGACTTTTAAAATATTGTGTTTTTCATCTAAGGTACATTCCTTTTGCTCTGCTTTTAGCTTTGATTGAAGATATTTTAGAAAACTTCGTATATCCTGTTCTGATTTTGAAATATATAAAATAGTTTCTTTCATTCTTCCGCCAACTTTCTAAGCACCATACATAAACATATTTCCAAAATGGAAATCATTTAGTGCTTTTTCTAATTCGTCTTTGTACCTAAATGGACTTAAAGGGCTTTTTATTTCTTTCCTCAATATAGGCGACATATTGTCTATCAAAATACCTTGTGTAGCACTTGCAAGATTTTGTGGTGGCAAATCCGCTAAAGCGCATAATTCCATTCTTTTATGGTCACATTTTTCAGATTTAGGGCAACTTTTACATTTTTCTGCTAATTTACTTAAAGGTTCTGCCATTACTACACCAACTTTCTACCGCAGATAGGACAATAATTGATTGTCATAACTTCCCAACAATCAGAATTACTGTCAAACATACCAATCTGATACGTGTTATCTTCCGCTTGCATAATCCCATCTGATAAGTTTCTGTTTGAAACTAAGCTATAATCATCAGTATTCCATTTTGTAGGATTTTTGCAAAATTCACACATGCCTCTCACCCTTCCTTTGCCTTAAAAAGTGTGTCGGGGAATGGAATGCCTAAAAAGTGCATATTTGCGTACTTTCTAAATGTCGGCACGCTCATGCCGGCAATCTTTGCAGCTTGCGCCTGTGAACATCTGCCATATGCGTATTCCATCAATCCCTCTCGGAATGAGTCAATATTTCGTGTCTTAACTCCCTTTGCCATGTTTATACCTCCGCTTTTTGCTTTTCAATTTGATGTTTGTGTTCTACCATCTTTCTGTGCATTTTATACTTCATATTTTCACAGCCGATTTCTCTTAGCTCTGTTGTAAAATTATTAAAGTCACTGTCATTTTTGATGTATGCATTGACATATCTATCTATTTGCGGTCTTGTCATAATTACGCCATTTTCAGTAAATACTTTTCTGATATAGTTGGTATAATAGCAATAACCTTTGACTTTTTCGCGATATAATCCCCAAAAATAATCTGCATTTTCCTTTGTTTCAAACTTTGCTCTAATCTCATTGTTTGAAATATGGCTGTAGCAATGTCTGCATAATGTAATTAAATTACTTTCTCTATCATCCCCACACAATGAAGCTGTTCTTATGTGTGCCATCACCAATGTCCAATATTCTCTACTACTTTTTCCACAATATTGGCAAGTGTAATTGTCTCTCTCAAAAATCTTAGTTTGTAAATCTTTATATGAACTCATAGTGAATACCCCCTACCATTCTTTGCTTTCACACCAACTGCTCTTACAAACATGGTTCATAATGTTGGTTAAAACTTTTTCAGAAGAAAAATGTGTCAAACTGTAATCGCATTGTGTTGAAAACTTTGTATTGAAATATTCATCAACTAACATCTTGTAATCTGTATTATCTTTCATGTTGCTTATCGTTGAGTAATAATTGTCCGTATATCCGTCACGCTCTATTTCAGTTTCTTTCGTCAAGCTGTCTACCACTCTTGATAAAACCTTGTCTGTTAACGGATAGTGATATTCTCCGGTACATTCTCCGTGTTTATCTAAAAAGTATTTAAAGAATGCTTCTGTATTTTCTTTGAGCGTTTCATCGTTAGTCCAATCATAAGCTATCTTACCAGCTCTACTTATCATTCTTTCCTCGGCAACTTCCCAATCGCTTTGAGAATATTCGCTTATCGGCTTAAACTCTTTCGCTTTTTTATCTTTGGGTAAAAAAGAATTACACTGTTCTCTGTTAAGAGAATTACTTTTAGTATTTAATTTATTAGTATTTTGTTTATTAGTATTTAATTCATCAATACTTAATCCATTAGTATTTAATTGTCCGTGGATTTCTACCTGTTGACGTTCAACCCCTAGATTTTCTGTATCTTGTTTTTCTATTTTCTGTTTATATGGTTCTTCGTAAACCTCATAGGTGTACTTTATTCTTCCACCATTGCTTTTTGTTGGATTTTCTTTAGTAACCACAACATAATTATTATCCTTTAATTCATTTAAAGCCGATTTAACGGCTGTTTCATTCTCTTTGCATATTGCAACTAACCCAGCTATTGAATAATCCCAATTATCGGGTAATGAAAGCATTACGGACAATAGTCCTTTTGCTTTCAGGCTTAAACTCTTATCCCTTAAATGAGTATTACTCATAACTGTGTAATTTTTTGTTTTGTGCACTCTAATTGTTGCCATAATCGAATACCTCCGCTTGATATTATTTATGTATGCCTGTGATACACACTCCGCTTGATTGATAAAACAACAAACAGGCACAGCGGAAGTGCTTTTCGCTTCGTCAAGCTAGTTTGTTGTAATCGGATAGACAGGACTCGAACCTGTGACTCCCTCAATTACTGCTATTGCAGTGGTTGTTCTTCCAACTGAACTACTATCCGAAAAGGCAAGATACACTCCATCAAAAGGCTCATCAAAACACATTACAGAATTTTGAAGTGTCTCACCCCATTGCTTTCAGTCACGCGTACCTACTAGCAACTTGTTTTTGTGTGTTTTCTTTTATTTTTCCGAAACTGCTATATTGCAGACCGTCAGCATTACGCAACCGCTATTCAAGATATAACAGCTCGCACTAAACCGACGTATGATTGATGTGGTGTGGATTTGAACCACACATAAAGCGTGCACTCTTTACGTTGGAGGGAATCGAACCCATAGGCATAACCCAAATGTTTTTAATCCATATGCCTGTCTCCTGACCATTCGCTACTTACCCTTTTGTATACACATCAATAGTCGGTGTCCCCCGACTAGCGCCGACATCGTGAATCGAACACGAACAACATTTCTGTTGGATAGCTTAGCAAGCTATTGGAATACCTTTATCCCATATCGGCACGCGCCGTGGCAACACTGATTGTCACCACGAATAGCCTTTTGTACTTCAAGGCTACGTAGTGCTACTAACACTACTAAATCGGCAAGGTTGGGAATCGAACCCACGACAAATCAGCTAATAGCCGACTGCTCTACCACTGAGCTACATGCCGTTAAACAGAGCTGAGCTAATAGCTCTGTTTAAGCAAAAAATACGAAAAATTTCATTAAAGGGAAGAACCCTTAATTGCAGAAATGATACTATGCAACAGTTAGTCGGCACCTTTAGACAGGGACATGCGTTATGATTTTCTGTTGTTTATTGGTAGAGTGTTGCCCGGCTGTTTACCCGACTTGTATCTCACGCAACACCTTGTAGCTGCTACCATATCTTACGCTATATTTTATTTCTGCAAGCTGGCTTGATAGGACTTGAACCTACAACTACTTGATTAACAGTCAAGTGTTCTACCTGTTGAACTACAAGCCAGTAATGAGGGTGAAGTCTAAGGAGTGGCAACACCCTCCGGAGATATAAATTTGTATGTGCTGTAGGAAGAAAAGAACTAACGAAACCTACAGCAAAGGACATGTGAGGGATTGCACCTCACCTAAGACTCATATGATTTGAGTTGCCCTAGTTTAACAATTAAAGGGGGTATATATGTCTACTCTGCCTATTACAGATGTCTTTACGACAGGTTGACTTTCACGCTCGTGCATTGTGGGATTATGCACGATTAAACCCTCACGAGCCTTGCGACGGCTCTTAACAGCTTTCCACTATGAGGGTGAAAGGAACTACTAAGTCCAATGTCGGGGAACCAAGTAAACCCCGAACAGGGCATGTTGGATTCGAACCAACGTATGCGGGAATCAAAATCCCGTGCCTTACCGCTTGGCGAATGCCCTATTTACTGCCACATAAAAGCTATGGCAAGTATCTGACCAAGCATTACCGCAGCGCCGAGAAGCCTCGAGCTAACTGTCTCTTTTTCGTTTAATGTGGCACTTGTCATTCCAAGCGCAATTAATGCCAGCCATACTGTTGTTGCAATTTTTAGTACAAACATGATTTACACCTCATCTTCTTTAAATGTCGAATCAATTATGCATGTAAGAGTAAAAAACACTATTGAAGCAATTATTGAGACCAGGTCAGGAAAGAATATCGCGTGAACCATACAGAACAATGTCGCCCATGCAAAAAAGCCCTTAATGAACTTTGGCAAGTATCCAATAATAATCTTGTCGAAAATCTTCCATCTGCGCTTAGATTTAAGCTCGCAAGCCTTAGCTGTGTACCATGCTGCTTTACTCATGTCCTCAGTTACAGAACCTTTATGGCCGGCACGATATTTGTACTTGTATGCAGTAATCTCACACCATTTAGCCACATCCTTAAGTCCGTAAATGTCAATCATTTCATCAATGCACTCTTTACGATCAGGCAAATTATAGTGGCTAGGGTGATTTATCATTTCGGAATTAATTTTGCTTGACTCAAATCCTGTTAATTTCATCACTGTTAGCTCCTTTACTGTTATATATAATATATAACTAATATTTTATCGTAGTTGTATGTATATATATTATTATTGTGTATGTTGTTTAATTAATATATAACTTATGTTATAATAATAAATACTGCTTGGTAAGATTGAGGTATGAGTAAGAGCCTTTTTGTTTTTGAGGATATTTTGGGGGCTAAGTGGGGCGGTTTGTCGCTTTTCATATACACCCCTAGGGTCTCCAATACGTGCGCTGCTCAGCTCTCAAGCATCAAGCATTTTAAATTGTATCTATTGCATATACAATTCATCTATACCCTTTCAACTCTTCGCTAAACAACTGTTTTGTGAATAGTTATAATAATTCAATAGCCCTCAAAGCCTTGTAAATCAAGGGTTTAGAATTGTGTATGTTGTATATACAATTACTTGGCATTATTAATCATGCTATCACTCGTTAATGCTTTAATATTCTGACTATTTGTGTTGCCTAACTGTGGTAATTCATTGGCAGTTAACGCTCGCGCTTGTGTGGCCTCGTAGCCAATTCCCGGCTGATTCATGCCAAACTCATTATTGCCAACGAACATGGCACCGACAGGGGATTTATTGTCGTATGCTCTATCCTTGATACAATCTTTACGGATTCCTTGCAATTTTTCCCAAATCTCATAACTTTTATGGCTTGACTCTTTATTCAATCTCCAATTATCTATAACACCACAATCTATATTACACCAATTACTAAAAGCAACAGTACTGCACAGTTTATTATATTTATCACTAATATATATATATTCATCACATATATTATTTAATATATTATAATTATATCTATTGTAGTTAGTTAACATACATGTATTATCATATAACTGTTTATCTTTTAATATACTGTTATCATTAAATATAATCTCTCCGACTCTTTTACAAACAGCTTTCCAAGGTCTTTGCCCCTCGCTTTTCAAATCGTCAATTTGCAGTTCTTGACAAGCCTGTTCTATAGCCCTCTCGAAGTCCTCCCGATAGAGCTGGAAAGTGCCAAAATCAGCAATTAAATGTTTAATTATATTTCCTTTAATTTTTTCCATCTCAGCACCTCAAAATCATAAAATAAAAAAGCCCGCACCGCTTGGAGTAATTCCAAACAGTACGGGCAACCGGCTTCCGCTTATTAATTAAATTTAAAATAATAATAATCAAATATACTTATTTTGTCAATATATTGAATTGTTTAATATATAACAACAACTGTATTGATTAATATATACCACATTACACACATATATATTAATTATATTATATAAAAAATAAAAAGCCGGTCACAAAAACCGACTTTAAATTTTAAAATGGGCACTCGTTGTTATTGCTTTCCAGCTCGTCCAGCTTGTCCAATACTAATTGGTTTACAAATCCATTAATTGTAAACCCTTGCGCCTGTATTCGGTCTTTTGTGCCCTTTGGCAAGGTAACGCTTATTCTGTCGTAGCTCTCTCTTATTCTGTCGTTCTGCTTTTGTATACGCTTCTTGTAATTTTCTATTATTTTTTTCTCATCCATTTTTTACACCTCATTATATAAATTAATAATATCAATAATCACTGGCAATAATATTATAAATAATATTGCTATACATAAATATATAATAATTAAATTATTATGTCAATAATAATCCATTACATAATATAAATAATAATAGCTATTCCTTATTATATGCATTAATTCATTTATTATTGATTTTATTATTACATTAATGTAATTAAATTTTATTGCAATATTTTTTAATTTATGTATTGACATTACATAAATGCAGTGTTATTATAATGTCAAGTCGAAAGACAACGAACAAAATAAAAAAAGCTCATCGCGCAGCCGGCCAAAGTTACACGATGAGCACCAAACAAAATAATATGAAAGGCGCGTATATTATAACATACGTGTAAAAAGGTGTAAACCATGAGAAAATTAAATTGTAAAGAAGTTAATGAGGCATTAAAAAATGAAATTATGGACAGCTACGAGAGTGCAGAGGAATATTACACATATGACGGTGCAGAGATGAAAACAGAATATAACGACATTTGCAAGGATATTTTAAAGATGTTTGAGTGTGAAAAACTCAATGGTGATTTGAGATATAAAGCCAGTAACATGAGCAAGCAAGACTTATTTGTTGAATGGATGAGCGGACTCCCTAGTTCTTTTCCGGTTTCGTGTGATATTTTCCTCGGCTCTGCTGCTGAATGGTTAGGAAATATCCTGGATGAGACGGAGACAGAAAAACAGAAATACAGTGATAGCAAGGCAGAACGGACTTCATGCCTGATATTATACAGAGAACTAAACAAACACGCACAAAAAGCAAATTAAGGGGGGCGTAAAATATGATTAATATAGACATGTGGCACAATGACAAAATAAAAGCGGTTGAAAAAATCAATATATTTTTTAACGATTTGACCGGGGAATATTGGGGAAATTGTTATATTAACAATAAAGCTATTGGAGATTTTACCGCGGACAGCTCGACAGACATCGAAAAGACTTTTGAGCATTTAGCAATTAATTGGAATTAAGTAAAAAAGGATGGTTGATTATATGACAAAAGCGGAACTACTGAAAGAATTTGACAAACTGCAAAAAGAAAAAGAAATGCGTATTGAGGGCATACACTGCAATAGTAATAAAAGAACAATAGAAAACGCTATTGAGTGCCTAAAATGCCCGGATGAACTGCTAGAAAAATACTTAACGGTTGTAAGTCTCAAATATGAAAATATTGGGCGCACAATTGCAGAAAATGGAGACTTTAAGCGCCACTCCTTCAACAGGCTTTATGTATTTAATACAGCAAGACAGATTTTAGCAAATTAGCGAGGTGTAAATATATGAGATATAAAATCGAAAAAATAGCAAAAAGGAATAATTTAAAATATGATGTCGTGGAATATTGGGGCGGACTCAAGGGCTATGAATTTAGCGCAGACAGCTACAGCGAAAAGAGTTTTTTGAAGTCCTTATTTAGAGCAAAGGACTTATATATTAGAGGCAATATATACAGTTATTATTTTACAGTCATGTATTTAGATGATTACTTGAAATTGAAAAAAATTAGCAAAATGCAAAGTAAACTTGTAAATATGTTCTGTCAAGCGTTGCACAACGGCAAAACAGCGGCAGAGGCAAAAAACATACAATTAAATTTTTGCGCGTTATGTCCGGAATATTTTCCGGCATATGAAAATATTTACAATGAAGCAGCATGGATTTAGGGGGCACAATATGAGAGATTTTATCGAGCTTTTAAAGGCTTTCGGGCTTTTCGTGTCATGCCTTGTTATTGGGTATGGTGGTTTGTTTTTATTTTTTTATTAAATTGCAATTAGTAAGTTACATATTTCAACAAAAAGTCGCATAACTCAACTGATACTATCGACTTAATTTTTATTTAATTAGGAGAAATAAGAAAATGACAAGAATTGAGAAAATGATAAAAGACGGATATCCCAAAATTATAAAAGGTAATGGAGGATATAGAGCATATTTGAAAGATATGCAACCTCTAGGTGGTGGTGATTATATGGCTATATATCGTTATCCCGGTGGGGAATGCTGTCACAGCCTAGAAGAGATACAAAAATGCTTTGAAATCATTGAACAATAAGGGATGATATTGGAATAATTTGCAAGCTAATAGCGGTACAAATTAACAAGGTGTATTCTAGCCGGTTCGATTCCGGCTATTAGCTTTATATATAAGGCTTTTCAGGCTTATATTATCAATTTAATTATTTTATTTATAGGTGCTTTTATACAGCTTTACGACTGTATATACTGCACTCCGTCCGCGCGTCCGGTAAATAATCGCGTCAAGAGGTCTTATAAATGCCTTTATATTTATTATCAGGCTCAAGAGGTGCAACGCCTGAAAAACAATTGTGCGCCCTTTATAGGTGCTTTGCGTTACCACCTAATAAAAACAGATTAACGCACGCATAGACCGCGAAAAGGTCAAAAAGCAACCATGTAAACCGCGCACAAAATAGAAAAGAGGGTTGATGAATGGACGAATTTAAAAGCCTTGACGCTGTAGAGTGTGAAATAAAAGCACGCTACAACGGAAAATACCAAAGCGCGCCGGAATATCAAGCAAGCGAGCGCGCCACACGAAAAGCAATAACAGATATTTTTAGAGCTGTCGCGGACCAGGGCGCGTGTGACGATGTTACTGCGCTTATTAGTGGCAAGGAATACCGCCGGACGGCCTTCGATAACTACCTAAATCACAAAAACTATATAAGTCCAATAATTAAGGCTTGTTATAGATAGGGGGCGTATTATGCTTAATTATGAGTATTTGGGGAAAAAGGAAATATATAAGCGAGTCAAGGCGCTAGGCTATGACATGCCAAAAATAAGCGACTTTAATTATATCAAATACGATTGTATAGAGTGGATGGAGTCGCACGAACTAAAAATCACAGTTCAAAGGGGCGGTGAATGGTTGCAAGTTGTAGAGAAACATGCACACGTTCACCCGGTCACACTGTTTTGTGACTACGTGGCTGGAAAATATATCACGCGTTATCATTAGGGATATTTTATATCTCTTTTTGTCGTGCTTAAAATCAAGCGTGCAGCCGTTGAAACTGTCGCAAGTTATCCGGCTATAGTTCCGGGGCATATGTACATTGACAAATTAATAAAAATATTCTATGATTTTATGATATATACATTTAAGCCGTGTATTTGACTCTCTAAGGGCTTTTAAACGTGTTAGCGTGGATTTTATCAAGCACGCTAAAATAAGTCGAAAAATGAGCCGTTTACAATGTCTAAAAATATAATTATAGCATTGCAAGCCGTCAAGCCGTGGCAAACTGTACCGGGTGCAATATCTAACAAGTCAGGCACACCAACTCATGGAAAATGTTTGAATTTTCAGAAAACTTTACTCAATTAAAGTGTGGTGCGAGTTCTTTGCAAGTTCTCGACAAGTTTTTGTAAAATTTTGCGAACTGATTTTTGAAATTGAAAAATTCAAAAGGTAGGGGGGGTATCAAAATATTTTAGGATTTTTTTGAATTTTGAATTGCCAAAAAGTAAATGCTCTTGGCACTGTAGTCGCTCTCTCCTAGTTTCTCAATCAATTTCTGCCGTGTCATTTCCGGATTAGTCCGGTGTATGTATTCTAATAGTCTGTCTATTTTATCCATATTTCTGCTCCAATAAATTAAATATTTTGTCAGCCGTGTATACAATATTTCGCCCATACAGGCTCATAAAGTCTGCGATTATTTCTTCTGTCTCTATGTCGATGTCACAGCCGTATGAAAATGAGTACACATGCACTAGCTCATGGCATAGTATTTTGTCAGCCATGTAATCAGACACATTATCAGCTATCGTTACTGTCTTGGTTGTATTATCAGTCACTCCTAAACTTATCGTACCGTCAGACCGCCTTAATTCGCTTGATGTGGGCTTTTTAAATTGTATGTGCCACAATGTATCATTAACTCTTATATCCATGCTTATACCCTCTAAAAATGGCTATGAGCATTACTACCCATAGCCTTAATAATTACAGTTTTGACGCAAGATTGCTCATCTTGGTGCGCAAAAGATTGCGTTCATCGGGTGTCATGTCATTTAAAAGCTCCGATATGTCTCCGCTCAATTCACGAATATACATGTCAAGGGCTTTCATTTTATGCTCTTTGTCCTCTGTTGAAGCTCCTTTGTGCATTTCTTTTGTCTCGGTATAATGCCTCTTTGCTCTGTCATAATTGCTTTCACTCACATGTGGTGCAATCGGTTCAGAGTAGTACATCTTACCTTGGCTCTTATCCATGTCGCGCATATACTCCATGTCGTTGTAGTTTACCGGCATGTGATAATATGGCGGTTCTTCATATCCCCTACGTGTTCCACGACCTTTAGGGGCAAATCTGCCATTTGCATAGCGATATTGGTCGTAATATCTTCTACCACTTTCTTCGCCATATTCTGCCTTAAGACTTCTTAGGAGTTCTTTGTCGTACTCTTCTTCCTCTTCATCAGCCTTTTTCATAGCCTTGGAAATTATTGAATGATACTCGGCTTCTGCAAGGTCTTTAATCATATCCACGACCTGCCCCATCTCGGAAGTGTCGACATTTTCAATGCCCTTTTCAAACTCGCTGACGGCTTTCTCTGTAAGACACTCTTGCATTTTGTGCATTCTTTCAATGTGCATACTCTCACCCCCTACGCTTCGCGAACAGCAATTAAGTTACTATTCTGTACTTCGATAGCCTGTGTCGATGTATTCTGCACCGCTACAGTACTGCAACAGCCACAAGGTACATCAACGTATGCCTGAGTCGAAACGTTAAATAAATTTTGTACTGCTGCCGGTGTAACTATCATTCGTGTTGACTGTAAAGGCTCTCCGTCTACTGCAATGGCAAGTGAAATAGCTCCAACTGTACCGCCTGTAGGTATCTGAATGTTACCGGAATACGATACTAAAAATCTAGCCTTACACTGATTAGTAATACCTCTTAGCTTGATAATTCCACTTCCCTGTCTGTGGACGATACATTTAGTTCCGCATACTGGTGTTTCTGTAAATGCCACATCTTCACCGGCTGAAACAGTCTGTAATGCAATTCCTGTTATTTCCATTATCTTTACCTCTCTTTCACAAAATAAGGGCAAACATTATAGTCTGCCCTTTATCTTCCCGACATTTGTGTCGGTAACATCAAGTAATACTGCTTAGCAGACATAATCTCGACTAACTCTCGACTAAACTTAGACTAAGCCTCGACTAAAAATGGTTTTTAATCGGTTTAGATTGAGTTAACTCAATTAAGATACTCAATTATTCAGTTTTAGCATCCGCAACCTGTATTACATCCGCATCCGTATGCATAAGCATTTGGGTTAGGTACTGTGTATGCCGGGATCGGTGCCGGATTTACAGCGTTGATAATCTGCTGTGTCTGAGCTGCCATCTGAGTTGTAAGTAATGCACTCTGTCTATCCTGTGAAGCTGCTCTGCGAAGGTCGTTATTTTCTGCCTGTAAGCTAGAGATTTTTTCATTGCAGAGATAATCAAGAATGGCCCTCGTTCCCGCCTGCTGACTGTCAATGATGTCTCTTGTGTTGCTATTCATGGTGTTTTGCAAAGCGCAAGTGTTAGTTGCCATGTTGTAGTTTACACCCTGAACGGCTTCTCTAGTCTCGCAGCAGCAGTTAGCAATTTGTGACTGTAAAGCGTTGGTATTCTGCATATTGGCAACTGTATCAGCGTTTACTGCCTGTTGTATGCCATATCCGGTCTGCATGATATTTGTGTTAATACCATTAAAGCCGGTAAGCATACTGTTGTTCATGGCATAAAATCCATCACACAAGCCGTTTGATAATCCGTCAAGTTTTGAGATAACCGCCTGGTTGTCAAAGCCTCTCTGAATTTCGCTTCCGACACCACCATTAGTGCCACCGAAACCACCAAAGCCGTTACCCCAGCCCCCAAATATCGCAAATACTACGATAAGGAACCAAAGCCATGAGCCGTCATTCCAGTTATTTCCGTTGTTTCCGTCCAAATTCGCCACAATAGGTACGCTTGGACAATTTCCTGTGTTGAACATCTGTTTTACCTCCAAAATTTATTTCATAAAGAGCCGTGCGCACGTTCTCTCATATGCTATATCCCAAAATTACCTCTAATTTGCTTCATTACATCGTCAGGATTAATGCCCTTTTCTTTGCATAGGTTTCTTGCCATTTGCTCAATTCCCTTGCTGTTTCCGCTTTGAGCCATGCTCATTGCATTCTGAATCATTGGATTTTTCATTACGCGATTATTGCTCATTATCTGTTGCATTATTCCCATTACATTCATGCTTTTTCACTCTCCTTACTTTGTGTTCGTGGAGTTTTTCTTTGCGCCCCTAAAGATAATTGCTCAATTTTCTCAGATAGTTCGTTGAGCTTTGCCATAATACCCTCTGTGGCTTTCTCTGATAGGTCAAATTCAAGTTTTTCCGTGTCACCCGATAAAATGTCTGTCTTATCGTTTAAAACCGGCTTAAAAGTCAATGTGCGTATTGTTCCGTCAGCATTCCAGCTCTTAGCGTATATCTCTGTTAAATCCTGTTTGGGGAAAAATGCCACACTGCCATCCATTGGCACCTCATTGGGATTGATAGTCTCAACTGCCTGTACTACTCTGCCACTTATGCCTTGTGTCGGTTCGGGCTGTTGGTATCTCTGATAGCTCGCCATTGGGTTGTACTGATACGCTCCATAATTAGGTGTATAATTCATCATTGGTTGCTGATACGGCATGTTCATCGTTATTTTCCTCCAAGACTTCCTCTATTGCTTTAATGACGAGAGACAATGTCATTAAGTCGATTTTTTGTAACTCACTTTTAGCAAATATTTGTTCTCTCACTTCATCGTCAAACATAACATCATCTCCTTATGCCTAAATTGTTGCATAAAAAAAGAGAAGAGCATTTCCATGTTCTTCTCTAATTATTGTCATGCATAAGCTTTTTCCATGTACCATTCATGTACCAATAGTGTACCATTTTTTGTTTATTTATGTGAATATATAACGAATTATATAAAATTAAGATTTCATGTGAAACATCGTAAAATTGAGGTATGTTGCGGTTCGTGAGGATATAATGAACTATGTTAAATACCCCTCGTAGCAACGATGCCTAATTTCATTTTTGATTTTACCTACTCAAAAACCCATTGTTTAAGGGATTTTTGCCTTTCTATTTTTGATTTATGTACCAATTCTGTACCAATTTAATTGGATATACTATATTTTTGATTATTTTATATTACTTTGAGCGCTTCTGCTACTCTGTCCATTTCTAAATTCTTTTGTTCGTCTGTGGTGTGAACGTAAAGGTTCATCGTGATACCTATGTTCGAGTGCCCCAGGATTGTCTGCAAGGTTTTCGGTGTCATACCGGCTTCAATACATCTTGTTGCAAAGGTATGCCTTAAAACATGCATTGAAAATCTCGGTATGTGTGCTCTGTCACACGCTTTGTAAATTCCGGTATCGTATGTGCTGTTTTTCACCGGTGCTCCGGTCTTGCACAGAAACACTCTGTCTCTCCATTGAATGTCAATAAATTTGAATGAAGCATTTTTGGCTTTCTGCAATTTCAATAGTGATACGGCTTCATCAGTGAGTGGAATTGTCCTATATCCCGATTTGCTCTTAGGTGGTCCCTCTCGCCATTCACCTGTTGAATGCCTGTACTCTAAGCTCCTGACGATTTTGATTGTTTTGGCTTTAAAGTCTACATCTTCCCATTTAAGCCCCACAAGCTCGCCTGTCCTTAGTCCAGTCTGCAAGGCAAATCTGTATTGATACTCATATGATGTGCCTTTGATAGCTTCGCAGAATTTTTTCTGATTTTCAATCGTCAATGCTTCTTTCTTTGAGGACTCTTTGCCAATGTCGGATTTCACCATGCGGTTGCACGGATTTTTAGGGATAATCTCGCTTTGATATGCATAGTCAAGCATGTTGTATAGCGCTATGCGTGTCTGATATATCGTTGCCGTTCTGTAATCCTCGTCAGCCATATTAGTCATTATCTTTTGACAGTGGAGTGTATTAACCTCTCGCAGTATCTTGTTTCCGATAACAGGCTTTATGTTGCGTTTGTATCTCTCGGTGTAGTTCCTTAGCGTGTTCGGTCTTACTGTGCGCTTCTTAACGCTTATCCAATAGTCAAACCATGCATCAACCAACATGTCAGACGGAAAGTCGGGGTTGCTGTGCTCATCAGTGTACTGCTCATCGGCAAGCCACTTTTTGCACTCTTGCAGTTTAGCGAATAATTTCTGCACTCGCTTTCCACTCCTTGTCGTGTATCTGCCAACATAGTACTTGTCTTTTCTCTGACTAATGCCTCTACCTAGTTCTTTACCTTTCAAGTCCTTTCCCATATTAAATTTTCGCTCCTTTCACTTATGGAAAAGCCTTATGCAATTTATTATAATATCACATAAGGCTACATAAGTCCACATTTGATTATATCTCTATCGACTCTGCGATATACTTTTCAAACTCTTTTCGCTTGATTAATCGTCTCTTTCCGACATACATAACAAATTGGCACCTTGGGTTGTTTGTTATTTCTCGGAGCTTGTTCACTCCGATATTACTGTATTCCGCAGCTTCATCAATCGTCAGCGTTACTTTTTCCCATATTGGTACTTTGTTAATCATCGCCTGACTCCTTTCTATCTTTTCTTTAATGTCTGCCACTCTCCGGGAAGTGGTCGTTTTTGAAATTAATAGTCTCTGCGATACCTCTTCAAGACTTTTGTCAGCAACTAGCAACTTAAAAACTTCCGCTTCTTCATCGGTGAAATTGGCATTTTTCATAATTTCTTCAAGTTCCGGCTTAGTAAGTTTTGAAAACTTCATAAGCCTGTCTCCTATTCTTCGGTTTTGTTCGCACTGTGTATACAAGTATTTGAGTATCGGCATGAGCTGTTACACGGCTTGTTGCCCTCGTATACACATTGCCTTTCAATCGGTTCTGTATCACTCACAGTTCTACATTTCATCTCTGCTCTCCCATTCCTCGCAACAATCGGTGTAATCTGTCCAATCAGCTACATATTCGCTATCTTGGTTACAGCATACCCAACCTTGCGATATATCCTCATATTGATGATATTTACAATTTCCACAACATTCATTCATTTTATCATCACTTCTTTTTTATATTGTTCTGCCATATATTGTCCGTAGCTCATGCCCTTACTCTTAGCAATCTCGCAGATTTCAGCAAGTTTGTTTTTCTTGACAGGCTTTCTTTTAAGTCTTTTCTTTTCTCTGATTTTTCTTAATTCTGTAGCTCTCTGCTGTCTATGTGCTTCACAACACGTATTTTGGTTAGCTGCGGTCGGTGTAAATATCTTGCTACAGACTACACATTTAATTGGCTTGTAGTGCTTCATTGCTATCTCCTTGCTTGATATTCAGATTTTTAAACATAGCACACATAACATCTACTACAATTGAGTTGCCGAATTGCTTATATAGTTGCGTATTACTGTTTACTGCTGCCATTTTGTCAATATCTTCATCAGATACACTCATCAGCCGTCCGCACTCTCTAGGGGTTAGTTTTCTAATACGATATTGTGTGGCAATATGGCTATTCGCATATCCGTGTGTTCCGGCTACGAGATTAGCCGATATGCCGTTATCAGAAATAACTGTGCCACGTTGGGAACCGTTGCTTGATATTTGACCGACTTTTTGGATATTATTTTCAAGCAATAAATTATCTTTCTGCACACTCGTTAAGCAATTACTTGTACCTTGCATATTCACCTCTAATCTCTGCTCTGTTAGACTTCCCGCAGTTCTATCTGACGGATTATCGGGATTTCTGCCACGCATAGCAACTATCTGACTTTCACACACCTTAATCTGTTGCGTACCACCGCCCTCAACTGTTGTGATATTAGGGCAAAGTGCATTTTCATCATATACTGTGTTTGATCGATGTTTGCCTGTGCCATTATCCATAAATCCTAACTGCTTTGCTTCAAGTATTTTTGGCTCTTGATTACCACCTTGCATTGTACTCAATGTTGGACTACACCCCCCACATCATAAATTCTGCTGGTGCTCTCAAATTTTGCTTCAAGAGAGCCTATTACATTTACATCTGCCATTACTTCAATCACTCCATTACTTCCATAGTTATCAAGGCCTTTATAATCTCTTGCCCTAAGAGTTACGGCTACATCAATCGGTTTGCCTGCCGTCTCTCCCATATCCTTTAACAACCAAGTTTCCATCTGACCGCAAGTTTGATATTCCGCAGTCATATCTTGCCTTGATACAGTTTGCAACTTCTCTCTGCTGTGGCTTATTGATTGTTCCGTCAACGCAAGTCTGTCTGTCTGTCTGTCTGTCTGTCTGTCTGTCTGTCTGTCTGTCAAGATTGTGTTGTGGTAATGTACCATTGTCAATAAGCTGTTTTATCAGCTTGTCAGCCTTTTCATTGTTGATGTAATACTTTTCATCTACATTATCCTCAAGATAGTCTTTCATCTTCTTTTTGAGTGGTATAGGCTGCGGAAAATGATAATTGTACTCACCCAGGAATGAAAACATAAAACATCTTTCACGATTTTGTGCTACACCATAATTTTTAGCATTCAAGTCTTGGTAGTAATTTGTGTAACCTAGGCTCTCAAGGAAATCTAGCCACTTTCTAAAGTCAGGCATATTATCCTGGCTATGTACTTGTGGCACGTTCTCCATGAATAAAATCTGTGGCAATTCTCCGTTACTATCTCTAATTTCTGTTAGTATTCTCTCAACTTCCCACAACAGACCACTTCTTGTACCACTTCCCTTAGACATTCCGGCTTGCTTCCCGGCAACCGATAAATCCGTACAAGGGAACGAGTAAGTAAGTAAGTAAGTGAATGCATTTGTGTCGCAAATATTCAAATCTTCTGCATGGACCTTAGTTATGTCCATTGTAGGAAAATCCGTACCATGTACCGCGTTATAGCTTTCAATAGCGTACTTATCGAACTCCACAACTCTGTAATGCTCAAATTTAGCGCCTATTCTCTTTAGTGCCATCGCCTGTGAACCATATCCGGCGAATAATTCTATCAATCGGATAGGCTTTGTTATGCTAATTGGTTCTCTTGTGAAGTCAAATATGTTCATTTGATTATCACAAGAGTAATTGTCAAAATTCATTTTCTCTTACCAAAAGGAAACCTCGGTTTTATGTGCGCACAACCTATTCCTTTCTGATAAATTAATTAATGTTTAATATTTTCACTACACCACTGCTCTTGTATCTCATCATCGGTCTTATCTCGTCCGTGAATGTCGTACCATGCAAGCACTGCCTCCGCCAGACCGATTATGCCGAATACTATGAGGGTGGTGTATACTACTGTTGTTATGTTGGTCATTCTGTATCACTCCAATCAATAGTCTGTCCGCAAGCTTCACAATAAGTTATTTTTTCCTTGATTTTGCTTTCTTGTGGTGCAATAAAATACACTTCTGTCAAATCGCAATCACATACAGGGCATGTATGGACTTCTTTTTGTATTCCCCAAGATGAATCTATTGTTTTATTCGGTTTCTTAGGGATTTGCTTTTCAAGTGCCTGTATTGCTATTCTCATTGCCTCTGTAAGCTCCTCTTTAGTTGTATTTAGTGGTATCCCTTGGGGATTACTAAAGGATGTTGCAAAACCAATAGTATTACAGATTTTAATTGCTTCACTCTCTTTCATACTATCCCTCGATTCCCGCAGTTTTGCTGTAAAGTCCTAGCCTTTTCATTTTTTTAAGAAAAAGCTTCATTTCATATCCTGTAAGGCCAACATTAGTGTTTCCAATCTTCTTTTCGTCCATCAAGTCTCTGCCATACGACTGTAAAATATGACGGCCTGAAGCTTTATGCCAAATGTCAACACGCTGCCAATAATTGTACTTTGCATTGTAGCGTTCATATTGAGCACCATGCTTATCTTCACTGATTTTGTTGAATCCAATCTCTTTTAATTTTTCGTCTACGTTTTTAAATATTCTCATATTATTCCTCACTTTCTAATAACTCTGGATTGTCAAAAATGTTGCCGATAACCTCTACTGTGTCTATCAAATCATCCTCATCATTAAAATTCCAATAGATTTCCCACAATGATATATAATTATCGTTTTCGCAAGCATATAAAATGTTTTCACACCCTGTAACACGCATAATATTTGATTGTATTTCTTCCCAATCGATATTTTTTCGATATCCAATTCCGAAACCACCACACACATACTTGATAGTTCCTCTATGCCCAAAGAGTTCTACAATATCATTCTCCCAAATAAGATTACCGTTCTTGTCTCTCAAGCCGGTGCATTGGCAAATAGTGGTCGGGTCTACTTTGTACCATCCGTCTGTCTCTCCGCTAGAATAAAACATTGTGTTAGGTTCAAATATTATGTGTGCTTCTTCACAATCCGTAAACACATCTAAGCCTTTTGCATAATATCCTTGCACCCATTCTCCGTTATCAACTCTCTTAGCCTTGAATAAGTATCTATCTTCCATGCTCATCACTTCTTTCATATTTTTCCTAATCTGTCGTACCAATTCCCACGATAACAATTCCAATAAAAATTATGAAAAAAATTAATTTACTCATAAGTGTCCTCCTATTCTGCTTCTGATTTAAGCCAATCTTTCCAACATTTAGAGCATTCTGTTTTTTCACAACAGCGATCACACGGAACATCTGCATACTGTGATGAAATGCCATCTTCTCCGACAATATCTAAAAACTCTGCTAATTCTTCATCCGACATATTCCTTATCTTGTCGGCGTGGGTTTGCTTCTCGCTTTCCGCAATTTCAAAAAATGTATTAATGTAACCTAATACAGTTTTTAAATCGTAAGAACTATATCCGATAGAATAATCCTTTTTACCAACCTGTCTGTACTTCAATTCGTAATAAGGCTTGCTGTCTATCATTCGCACGATTATTTCTAAGCTATTTACCTTAACCATATTTGCATTCTCTTTTCTACTATCGCATCTGCAACAAGGCTCATTCTCTCTAGAGTTGCTGTTGCGCTGGCAGTTACAAGTACTATTAATACTGCCATTCAATTCAGCCAATTTGTTATAATAGTATCTTATATACTCCTTGCCATACATATTTACTGCCTTTTCAAACTTGTAAACAGCATTACATTCCGCAAGCTCTTTTATTTGTTTGCTACTACACATTATTCTCCACCTCTCAATTCTTTCAGTTTTGCTTCGGCTTCTGCTTTTGTGAGGAATACTGTTTTGCCAATTTCACCTACTTCTGCATCGATTGTATTTGTACACCAATCTGTAGGGTCTAAATCGCATTCAGGAATAGGTCTTCTGTACGGAAAAATATCTTCATCTGTTGCAAGCGCAATATATGCTTTTCCGTCAACAGGATTTATACCTAAGCCGCAATGGATACACTCAACCACTTCATCATCATAAATAAGATATACTATGTCTCCTGATTTCGTGTACGCTTCTTTGCAAGGCAACTTGATTAGTTTTCCCTGTTCCTCTAACTGCTGATACTCTTTGGATTTTTCAAGCCATTCAGCTAACTGCTCGCAATCTTCTGCACTTTTAATGCAAGCGACACGCATAGGATTATTTATATCAAAGAAATCTGCATGATAACGATGCTCTCTAGCTGATTCTTGCGCACGTTCTATAAATTCATCAATATTCATTACTGCTCCTTTTCCGGAAGCTTAGCCAGTTTCCATACTGTTGCATGCCCCTCACTACTCCACGATGTTCTTCCACCATTCCAAGCGAAAACGCTTCCATTCTCATATTTTGCAAAATACCTTTTAAGCCATCTGTGGTCGTTGCTATCGTTTACCAGTATCGGTGTATCAACTGCAACTTTTGACTAGTCAATTGGTGGTTCAACATATTCGCTATTCGCCCACTTTTTCATTTCGTTCCTATCGTAACCCTTGCCTAAAACATAGAACAAGCAATCTTCACACGCTGTTCCATGACACGCTATTGGCTCTGATGTCACTTTATTAACTGCTATTGCGTCACCACTGCAAGCAATATCTAAAATCTGTTCTGCAAACTTCTCTCTATTTGTCATAGTTTTGTACTCCTTTCCCATAATCCGGCATATGTTTGAATCTCTCGTATGCCTTATTGTCTCTGTGCTTTTCCATATAGGCTTTTGCCTATCATCTCTCATCTGCTTTATGTGAGCATTTTGAGTACTGTCGTTATCCCATGCGTAAGTCATTAATCAATCACCTTTATGTACCTTTCATCAACGTAATTAACTTCATCAGCAAGGCATTGTGCCACCTTTGGTAATGTCAGACCGAATTGATTAAATTTATACAACGTGTCGATTAAGTCCCTAAATTCTGCGATAAACTCTTTAATTTCCCTAACCGACAATTTAAACATCAATTTAAGTGCCGTACACGCTAAAACCATGTAGCTGTATGCCGTGTCATTTAAAAGCTGTCTCGTGTCGTTTATCGTAAGTGGATTATTTCTCTGATAAATCCTAATCAGCTGTTGCATCGGGATTAAATTAATCTCTTTCTGCACATCAATGCCGTATCTGACTTTCAAAAGTTCAGCAAGTGTTTCGGTTTTCATTTCATTTTCGGTCTGCGCCCTGTCAAGGTACTCATTTATGGTTCTTTCAAGCCTTACAATGCGCTTATTACCAAATCCATGATGTAAATACAGTACATAGTAGCCTAAGTCCATAAAGTCTGTGAAAGACCGCCTTACGAGCTTTCTGCGGTTATTGCTGTTTTTCAGCGTAACTCTTTCGGATTTTGTCCATGTAAAATCCGGCTCTTTGTGCTTTTTCTTTGGTTTCGGTTTGTTGCTCATATTTTTTCATTCTTTCTTCAAGTTCTCGTTTTACCCTGATAAAACAGGCTTCTGTAGTTTCTTCTGTGACTTTTACAAACTCTTTACCGCGCCACCGGATAGTTATTTTTGCTTCCTTGCTATTTGTTTTGTAAATCATTCGCAAGTCATATTTCCTTTGCAGCGGCCGGTAAAAATCGTAAAAATCTTTCAAGGCGTCCATTGTGGATTCCTTTCTTTTATCTTCTGCCGTGCCAAGTTTGCCTTTTCGCAAGTTACATTCTTAACGTTCTTCTGATAGTGTTTTTCGCAGACCTTATATCCGGGCTTTACCGGATTATCACAGAAAAAGCATAGTCCTTGTTCGTATCTGCCGGTTCTTTCAGGCATTTTGACTCGTGCTCTTCTCATTGTTTCTCTGCAAAATGTGCAAGTGGTATGCCCTGGGTCTGCTTTTCTTTTACGACAACGTGTGCATATGCCGTTCTCTTTGTCTTTTTCATATCGTGCTTTTCGCCATGCTTTTTGTCGCTCATTGTATTTTTCAACATCAGCAGCACGTATCTTTGACATGGCTTCGGCTGATTTTGCCCTACACTCAACACAGCTTTTTTCGTCACCATACAGCAAGTTTTTGCCACATCTAGGGCAAACACCAACTGCCTGTAATTTTTTATAAAGCTCTCGACCATATGCTGTGCGTTTGCTGTTACATGCCGTACAAACCACACCTTCTCTATCGAGTGGCTTTCCACAAAGCACGCAAAGGTTACTGGCTTTTCGTTCTTCATATCTCTGCCTAGAATACTTGTCTTTTATCATTTTTCGCTAGGAGTAAAGCCGACTTTAATTGTGCGCACAAACCTCTTTCCTCCTATCTTTTCATCTGCTCGATACGTTCCTTAATTTCTTTTGGCATTGGAATGCCTTTAATCGGCTTATTTTGGCTTTTATTATCTTCAAGTGATAATTTTATCGTCTGTTGATTTTTAGAGCTGATTTGAGCCGAATACGAGCTTTTATTGGTACTTTCAATCAATGCCTGTATATCCTTTGGCATTTTTTGAAATTCCTTTGCCCGATTAACAACTACCCTATAAGTTCTCATAAAGTTTGACTGTACTACGTTTTCAATGCTCTTACTGTCCGCCAGTGCCCAGTTCCTAAGATTATCAGGACTTCCGACAGCCTTTTGTACGAGTGGTGGCAGCTTGTTAAATTCTTCAACCGCACCATAGTAGCCATTCCTAAGTGCCTTGCTAACAAGAAACCATGCTTCCATTTCGTTAAGCTCCTGTGGGGATTGAACCTCATGCAGTTTGTTGATTAGCTGTCCGATGCTCGGCGCAAATCCGCTTGTATCGGAATGCACGTAAGTTTTCAATGCCGTAGAAATTTGACTGTAGCTGTATTCTTCCAACATCATATTCCACACATCTACTGTCTCTGATAAATTGCTTGGCTTGTAATTGGGGTAGCAATCACACATTATGCGAATGATTTTAACGGTCTCGTCTCTTGTCATTTCTCTACCTCACACATTATCCCAATCAACAGCACCTTTGTTAGCTGAATGTGGCTCATTGTCCTTTAGAGCAAACAGCCCTTGCCAGCAATGGTCTACTGACTGATTAAGAATTTTAACAGCTAAATCGTTATCGCCCTTTGATAACTTCTCGATAGTGTTCATAGCTCGGTGTAATGCCATTTCGGTGCATATCGGCTTCTTAATCTTCTTTCGCATTGTCAGATATTCCTGAAAAGCACTCTCTAGCATTTCATCATCAGGGTAGTAAACAGTTTTCTTTTTAGATATTGATTTATCAATATCTTTTTCTTTACTATCCTTAACTATACTATTCTTATCTATACTTACCTTACCTATACTATCCTGTGGCAGACAAGTGGCAACCACTTGGCAACCATCTGGCAACCCATTGGCAACCACACGGCAACCATCATCAGAAAATGTGTATGCACCGTTGGATTTTATCTTTAATTTTGCCAATTCTTCCTTAAAGTTCGTTGGTGTATACCTGTCTTTTCTCAAAGCGTTTGCCATGCGCCAATGCTTAATTACAATCACACCATTATCAAACTGATAAATGTATCTTTTTTCCAATAGTTGTTGTAAATCAGCCACACTTGCGTGAGCTTTGAACATGGAAACTGATACCTGATTGCAAAATCCGTCATCGTCAGCAGACATAGATAAATGCAAATATAAGGCTTGCGCACTTGATGACAAAGCCATAAAATTATCATCATCAGTGACTTTTTTTGTGAACATTCTACGTTCTGCCATTTAATTAATCTCCTATATCCCTTCAATTTTCGGTTGATGTATTTTAATCTTTTCCCTCGTGGTTTATATTGTTATACCTCTTTCTCAACGTGTTCTGCACCTTGTTCATACCCTTGAAGCCACCGACAATAAAAGCTATCTCTGCTCTATTTTCCGTTGCTTTTGTTTCCGCTTCCATATCGTGTAGCCCGTACTCTGCCTGAATAATTTCATTTGCAGTAATTCTTTTCAGAATTTCTTCACATTTCTTTTTACTTAAAATCTTCATTCCGAATCACCTCGCTTTTAGGCTAAATAATAACCTTTGCTCTTTGCCTCTGCATAATCATCTTCTGTAAGCAAAACTTCTTTCTAAATCTCTTTGTTGCCATAACAATCGACATCACATACAATCTTGAAAAACAGCATTCCGTTCTTCTCGATAGCTTCTTCGCGAGTTATATTTGTTACATAGTGTTCAAGTAAATTCATTCTGAATCGCCTACTTTCAATAAATTCATAAACTTCTCATACTGTTTCTGCGATATTTTGTTATGCTTCTTATCGTCTCTAATTTCGATTTTAAGGTGCTTTTCAGCGATAGAGGATAATTCCCTTGCTAACACCTTTTTGCCTTGCTGTATGCCTTGCATATAGCCTTTAGGTGCTTTTCTTTCACCTATTGAACCACTAGCACGATTTTCTCCTTGACCACCTAAACTGACATTTCTAAGCTGATAACCTTTATCAGCATATAGCTTGATGTAATACTTCTCTTTTTCGTCAAGCTGACTTTCGGGGAAATTCAGAAATTCGACTCGCCAGCCATAAGGATTTTTCTCTTTGTCATACAGCTTATGGCGCTTCAAACTAAGGTCTATATGCTGTTCATATCCTACAAGGTGGCTTGCCAATCTGCTAAGTGTATGTACTGCCTGTCCGACATACGCATACTTAAAACCGTTTTCATCTTCTCGGAGTAGGAAGTAAATCCCACTCCTGTCATTCAGCTTTGGATTCAGCTTCAATAGTCGCTTTTTGTTTTCCTGTTCTATCGCCTTGGCTCTTGCTATGTTCTGATAATTCAAGCGTTACCACCTGCCTTTACTATCTCGATTGCCTTATCAATCCACTTAACATCAGCGTTCATATTCTCATATAGCATATAAGCCTTAGTTTCTTTCAACTGTTCCACAACAGCATCTACATCATAGGCGGTCGGATATTTATCCAGTAATAGCAATACTGCATTTGTATTGAGCAAGGTTCCGTTACTTAAAGTAACCGATTTTAAATCTTTCTTTAGTGCATCCGCGTCAATTAAGCTCATTCTTCATCACTCCTATCTAAATCTAATTTTTGACCGCAATTAGGACAGTAATCATAATCATCATAATCAACCTCATATCTCTTATCGCAACAAGGGCAAATCCAAGTATCATATACAAGCGTTCCGTCCGGGGCATATCCATCGCCCTCATAGGTTGGCTTCTTCGGTATCTGCTTTTCTCTCGCCGTCCTGCACTCTTCAAAAGTCCCAATCTTGCGATATTGACGCCAATCGCTTAATGCTTCAAAATAATTGCTTTTCATATCCTGCAATTCTTCCGGTGTGCCAATTGCGCGGTACTGTTGTACTTCTTCAAGCGCCTGTATTGCAACATCAACAGCATCGCGCAATACCTGAGAATGTATTTCGCCGCCTATTTTTAAATCAAACTGCATTGCTTCTACTGCTTCATTCTCTGTCATACTCACACCTCTTTAGTTAAATGGTAATTCCTCGTCAATACCATTAGGAATTGACATAAAGCCATCATCGGGTTTTGGCTGTGGCTCTGCGCTGCTGCCACTTGAATTTTTACTGTCACAAAACTCAAGCTTAGATATGTTGCAATCGTTAGTGTAGACTGTGTTTCCATCTTTATTCTTGTAACTACCTGTAGTCCACTCACCGATAACTGCTATCTTTGAGCCTTTAAATACGTGCTTTTCTACTGTTTCAGCAATCTTGCCAAAAGCCACGCAGTTAATGAAATTTGCCTTATCGTCTTTCTTCTTAAAATTCTTGTCAACGGCAAGTGTAAATTTTGCTATTGCCATTGCATTTTCACCCTGTGTGTATCTTACGTCAGGGTCTTTGGTTAATCGTCCCATCAAAATTACTTTATTCATTGTTTTCCTCCAGCTTTTCTACTTCAATATCCCAGAACGGGTGATGGACAACATTTCCTTCCGCCACCTTTTCGACTCCGTAAATTTCCGCAATATCAACATTCTCATTGTCAAAATCGCAACACTGGTCAAGTGCTTTCTCTTTTGCTTCCTCTTCGTTATCTGCTTCTACCATCACGTAGGAATACCCTACAATCGGAACTGTTACATCAAATTTCATTTCTTATCCTCCTAAAACGGGCATTCATCCGGGTTTCTTAATTCTAATTCCATTCCTGGCTCTGCAACGCTCACATTCACCATTGGAACGGCTTTTTTCATCTTTTCAATAAAACTATCACTATCAGCATTTTCACTTGATAAATGACACATAATCACGTTCTGTAACTGATCTGACGCATTGGCTTTCACAAATTCGCAAGCCGTATTAATGCTCATGTGTCCACGGACAACATGGTTTTTCTTTGCTTCATCGCCAGACAACAATTCCGGGTCATAATTGACTCCCAGAAGAATATGATTGACATTTTTGAACCGCCACTTAATCAGTTCTGTGTCAGTTGCATAAATCATTGTTCCCATCTCCGGGTGCATAATCAGAAAGCCGTATATCGGGCAAGGTTCACCATTTGCGTCTGTATGTGTCCAGCTTCCGTCTATTGTTGTCAAATCAAACGCCTTAACTTTAAAACCGCTAAATGGTATCGTGTGATAACGATGTATGCCCTCGTGTTGTGCGTATTGTATATATGGTGCATAAATCGGTATACCCATATCTTCAAAATCTTCTACTGACTTGCTGTGGTCAAGGTGCTTATGGGTGCATAACACACCCACAACATCTTTAATGTTCCAATCTAAGCCTTTCTTGATTTCCTTAATCGGTATTCCACAATCAAGGATAAGTGTTTCTCCACTGTTGGAAGTTAGTAGATAACAATTTCCGGCTGACGATGAGCCTAAGCATTTAAGTTTCATTTGCTTATCCTCATAAGCGCTGGATTAACAACACCTTTTCCGTCATAGTCATACTCTTTATTGTGCCATTTTCTCAAATACTCTCCGTATTCCCAGCACTGCGAAAGAATACTAACTGCGCATCCGTACATAAATCCTGTTATGCCCTCTGTGTCTGCTTCGTGGCTCAATCTGTCGGCATTATCAGCAAAACACTTCATAACATCATTGCTCTTGTCAATTTCTGCTTCTAACAGTTCAGCCCACCTTTCAGCATAAGTGAAGCAAGCTCTGCTGTATCCGTCACTGTTCTTGTCATACCAATCCTTGTATTCTTTCTCTTTACCTTTAATAATCTTCATATACAACCTCCACAACAACCATAAGGAACATTAGTGGTAAATGTCTCGTCTATTTCGCTTGCATACTTGCGGTATTCTTCGGGTATTTCAGATACATCTATCTGCCATTCACCTTTATAGGCTTCATAGTTTGCGCTAATATATCCGCCAGAGTGCCAAAATATAGGATATATACCTTTACGTTTATTCATTTTGATGTCATACCCATTTCCGAATATTACCTTTTCTCCGTCAATCTCGAGCGTCAAATCTCCATAACATAAATTGGGGTACTTGCCTGTGTAGCTTATGAATTTGACATGTTCGGTTACACTTTCTTTATTTGAATTGATTAGCATACTCACACCTCGATTTCATCATCCTGCGGGAACTGAAAAACATTCATATCGCAATAGGTGTTATAATGTTTTATCATTTCATCGGTAGCAAGTGCCTTTTCCATATATTCAGCGGTACCACTTGCAAGGACTTTCATTACTTCCAATTTTCCATATTGTTCTCTTAGCATTTCCATAGCCTTATACGCTTTCTCTTTGGAAGAGTACTTGCCTAATACGTATTTCTCTCCATTGTATAGTGCTATAACGCTCTCCATTGCGTGGCACACAACTATCTGCTCATAAGGCAAATCAACATTGTCATGCTGTGAAATTACTCTCATATCAACTCTCCTCACTCTGCATGAACGGCGGCAGCTCCTCTGACTGCTTGTCGGCTGTATCGGTCGGCTCTACATCAATTATGTTGTCCTCGTCAAAATCTACTGTGTTTGCGTTCTGCTCAATATCATAGGCAACATCCTGTTCGAGCATTTCATCGTGGCTGATTTCCTCGTAATCATCTTCTTTGCCAAAACCGCTATGAGTATTGTTGATAGCTTTAAGAAGTCTGTTCTTAACAGTTTTCATAGCCATCTGGTCTGCGAATTTTTGATGAACTCCGTTTCCGGTCTCCTTATATCCGTATCCCTGTTTCCAAGCTGTCTTTATCTGTGCCATAGTCATAACTTCTGCAATCTTCTCACCATTTCCCATAATCGCTACCGCATAAGCACCAACAATCTTGTCATTGTCGATATTCTCAAAGCTCTGTTCGTGGCGATCAATAATTGTCTTTGCATCCTCTTTGTGGTACTTGAATACATCCCCTTTATAAATAACTGATGCATTAATGTCTTTAAGCCCATATCTTCTAGCAAGGCAAGTTGCACCATAAACAGACGGCTGACAGCTTAATTTGCCCGCATAAGCGACAGGGTAACACTGCTTCTTTCTTATTGACAATCCGTCTGTTACCATTTCAATAAGTGCATTTTCGATACTTGCCCTTGTGCAACTCTGTAATACAGGCTTCTTATTCATATCCTGTGTGTCCTGTAAAATAAGCATTGCTGACATAAGCTCATTTGTGTAGTTGTAATCTTTAGGAAATGTCAAGCCAAATTTCTCTTTCTGCTTGATTTTCACAACCATTCCCTCTGTAAAATCTTTTGCTACAAGCTCTCTGCTTTCAGCTTCTTTCTTTTCCGCAACTGCTGTATTCTCTGCCATAATTAATCCTCGCTTTCTACTTCTTTAAATTCGCCATCAACTAATTTATAGAATATATCTTCTTTGATACGTTCTCCGTCTACATATTCTGTTTTTACGCACTTAGGAATCCATATATAATTACCACTATCATTTGCTTTATCAGTTCCAGTCCATTCGGCTAATGTTATCCAACTACCGATTTTTGCCTTTGCTATTGAATTGCAGCCTGCTGCCATAACCACAGAGTTATTACCTTCTGATGTTATCTGTGCGTAATCTCCACTACTGCCTATCTGTGCGTAACGTCCACTACTGCCTATCTGT